TCAGTCGTGCAGGTGTTCGGCGGCGTGCAGGGTATTTTCCAGCAGGCAGGCGCGGGTCATCGGCCCGACGCCGCCCGGCACCGGGGTGATCCAGCTGGCGCGTTGCGCCGCCACCTCGTATTCCACGTCGCCGACCAGACGGCCGTCGGCCTGGCGGTTGATGCCGACGTCGATGACGATGGCGCCTTCCTTGATCCACTCGCCCTTGACCAGTCCCGGCTTGCCGGCAGCGACCACCACCAGGTCGGCGCGCGACACATGGTCGGCCAGGTCGCGGGTGAAGCGGTGGGTCACGGTGACGGTGCAGCCACCCAGCAGCAACTCCAGAGCCATGGGCCGGCCGACGATGTTCGAGGCGCCGACCACGACCGCGTCCATGCCGTACAGGTCGGCGCCGGTGCTGGCGAGCAGGGTCATGATGCCTTTCGGGGTGCAGGGGCGCAGCAGGGGCATGCGCTGGGCCAGGCGGCCGATGTTGTAGGGATGGAAACCGTCCACGTCCTTGTCCGGGTGGATACGCTCCAGCAGCAGGGAGGCGTCCAGGTGGGCGGGCAGGGGTAGCTGGACCAGGATGCCGTCGATGGCGGGATCGTCGTTCAGGCGGTCGATCAGGGCCAGCAGGTCGTCCTGGCTGGTTTCGGCGGGAAGATCGTAGGCCTGGGAGAGAAAGCCGACTTCCTCGCAGTCCTTGCGCTTGTGCGCCACATAGACCTGAGAGGCCGGATCGGTGCCGACCAGGATCACCGCCAGGCCGGGAACGCGCAGGCCTTGCTGGCGGCGCTCGGTCACGCGTTGGGCTATCTGCTGGCGAAGGTTGGCGGCGATCGCTTTGCCGTCGATCAGTTGTGCGGTCATGTCGGAAGGGTAACCATCGAATCGGGTGGAAAAAGGACGCGCATTTTCGCATGGACGCCGCCCGGGGCAAAGGAGGCGACCCGCGGATTTGCCGTAACTCCTTTATATAGCTGAATTTTTTTAAAAAACCCGTTGACGGCCTTTCGCCCCCTGTATAACATGCGCCCCGCTTGCCGAGCACAGCCGGACGCAGGGTAAGAGGTAATGCAAGTCGGTTGCTGACTTTGTGATTGCCAGAGCTTAAAGTTTGCGCTCAGCATTGAATGCAGATGAATAAAGCGCCCGTAGCTCAGCTGGATAGAGCATCCGCCTTCTAAGCGGATGGTCGCAGGTTCGAGTCCTGCCGGGTGCGCCATTCGGCGAATCGGCAAGAAGCAGGCGATGTTTTACCGCAAGTCGTAATATGGTGGGCGTAGCTCAGTTGGTAGAGCACAGGATTGTGGCTCCTGGTGTCGTGGGTTCGATTCCCATCGTCCACCCCATATTCCGAAGCGCCAGGCCCGAGGCCTGGCGTTTTCATTTCCAAGCAGTGTCCCGCGGACGTGGTGGAATTGGTAGACACACTGGATTTAGGTTCCAGCGCCGCAAGGCGTGAGAGTTCGAGTCTCTCCGTCCGCACCACCTTCTAAATCAAGTGTTTACGAGCTTCAGCGGCCCTCCATTTAGATGCGCTGGATTATCAGCGTGAACAGAACGTGAAATGCGGCTTTCACGGACTTGATCAAGAACCCCTACAGCATCCCTTACCCTGGCTGGAGCAAGATGGGCATATCGCTCAGTCATCGCGACTGTCGAGTGTCCGAGCAGATCCCGAACATCCGCCAGCGGAACGCCGGCGCTGACCAGCCATGCCGCGCAGGTGTGGCGCAGGTCGTGAATCGTAAAGTCCGCAATCTTCGCTGCCTGGCAGGCCTGCTTGAAGCCGGCCGAAAGCGATACCACTCGATCACCGTTAGCGCGCGCAAAGACCCAGGGGCATTCCGGGCTGGTCTCGGACCTGAATGCCATTCGTCGCTTTAGTGCTGCCATCGCCCCTTCGTTGATCGGGATGCTCCGGCGCTTGCCTGCCTTCGTGTGGGATGCCTCCAGGTAGATCAGTCGATTTGCGAAATCGACCCTGCGCCACTCCAGGCCAAGCATTTCCTCCCTCCGGCACCCTGTGTTGACGGCTAGGCGAATGAAGTCCTCCAGCATCGGGCCAAACTTCTGCCCGCGCGCCGCTCGGCACAGAGCCTCTACCTCTGCCCTAGTCAGCCAACGATCACGCCCTTCGGCCTCGCGCATCTTCCGTCCCTTCACTGGGTTAGGAAGGGCCCACTCCAGTTCCGTGTTGCAGTGGTTTATCGCCGCGGACAGTGCGGCGAGTTCTCGGTTGATGGTTGCCGGGGATGCGCCGGCATCCAGCCTGTGCGCTCCGTATCCCCGGATGTCCTGGCCCCCTAGATCGTTGACCACGCGTCCGGCAAAATACTCGCGCAGCGGCTTTATGCGGTGCACGGTCGTTTCGTAGCTGCGCTGATGCTGGCGAGCGTGTTGCAGGTACGGAATGATCACCTCCTCAAAGGTCCTGGGCGGATTCACGCCCATTTCCTTTTCCTTCCACGCTTTCGCGCGCTCCTGTTGCTCTAGTGCTTTCGCCGCCGAGTAGTCGGCAGTTCCAGAAGAGCGTCTAACAAGCTTTCCTGTTGCTGATTTGAAAGAGATCCACCAGTAGGCGGAGTCGTTTCTCTTGTACGGCATACTTCCTCCGGTACGCCGACCGCGTCGCGCATGCTAGCAGCGGCTTCCTCTTCAAGCATCTGTTCGAGCTTTTCCTTGTGGACCCGGATGGTCTTTTTGAACCTGACCACCGGGATCAGCTTTTCGTCCGCGTAGCGGTACGCGGTCCTGCGGCTCACGCCGAGAATGCCGGCGGCCGCCTCAACTGAAATCAAAGACATAGCGAGACCTTGGCCGATCAACGGCATCGGGTTGGCGGGTAGAATTCGTGGAGGCTTGGCCGGGCAGGGCGCCCGCATCGGGCAATATGGGGGTTAACTGCTCGGTCAGGCCTTCTGGTAGGATTTGAACGCCCAGCCGGGCGGGCCTCAGGAAGAGGCCCTAGTGGGCTCGGCTGGGCTACTTCAGTTGTTTCTGCTTGTTGCGGCGAGCGATGATCAGTTGCTTGGATGCCGTGGCAACTCCCTTTACAACGTCTTCCGGGAGAAGCGCCTCATTGCAGTGTGGGCAAAGCGGAGCCATCTTCGTGCTGCGCCACGCTTCGTCGATCACCTTGGCCGCACGGCTGCGGATTGCAAACTGCTCTGCCTCATGCAACTCTCGGCGGCGCCTGTTCAAGTCCTTCAGGCCGCCGTCGAATACCTGCACCAGGTGCATGAAGGCATCGAACGGCTCGACCTCCGTTTCACAATCGCTGCACCAGATGCGGCGCTCCTTGTCGTCGTAGACCATCTTCCGGTGACGGCAGGACGAAACGGGGCGGCGGGTAAGTCCTCGTGCCACCCGCAAGTCCTCGATCTGGACGACCTTTACGCCGTAGAGGTATTCATGGGGTTCAATGGGTGCGTCGCTCATTCAACTCTCCATACCGTTCTGCTTCAATTGGCTGGAAAACCACCATTGCCCATCGCCATCCATCCCAAGCAGCCTGGGTGTGGCTGTCCGAATATCGGATGTCGCCCTGGGCGTCAACATAGGTGGTCAGGTCGAATACGCCGGCCATGCGTTTCTCGAATTCCTCCCGTTTCATCACTCCGTACCTCCAACCTTCCTGGCCTTTAGCATGGCGTCGGCGGTCTCATAAGCTACTACGGCCATGTGACTGATGACGTCACTTCCGCTATGAAACTTGGAGAGCCTCGGCTCACTCCAAAGCACCTGCTGAAGCCCACAGACGACTTGGGCAGCGAAGTAGTCGCGCAGGGTCATTCCCGCTTCGGACGTGTACATCGATTCCGAGGGAAACGCTTGTCCACCGTTGTCTTTCATCACTCCCCACCTCCCATAGACTTGCCGATCTCGGCGGCAGCGCGGACGATTGCTCGCCGAATGCATGTGTCCTGATAGAAGACATCATGCTCGGCGGTCCTAAACATGACTGTCGGATCACTCTGTGGACTGTGGATTTCCAGGTTAAGCAAGACTGCAAGTCTCAGCGCGTCGCCGTCATCGTGTCGCGGGTCCCACTTTCTCCATCGTCCAGTCTCTGCCAGGATTACCGGGACAGCCGGGCTGGAGAGGGATCGGTACGAGTATGAGAACTGATACCCCGCCGCCCGCGCCGCCAGTTCGAGTAGTGTGCGGTCGTTCATTGCGTTGCTCCTTCTAGGGCTGCGTCGATTGCAGCGTCCAGGTCTTCCTGGTTGAGTACGATGTTCTCAGGTGTCATCCCGGCGAATACGCCGCCTTGTCTGATCGTTTCGAGGTCTCGCTCTCGCAGCCACCGGTAGCGCGCGGCGTCATTGCGCAGCGCCTCATAGTCTTCAGCGAAGAACGGCAGTAGTGTTTCGTGTCGCAGTGGAAGTCCATTGGCTGCATCGGAAGCGTTGTCTAGAACGTTCTCTGGGGCGTCCAGAGCGCCGAGCACTTGATATGCCTCGGCAGCGAACCTGCGCAGCACCTCGTTCTCGTCCCTCAGCCGGTCGCGCTCTTCCGCTCTACGCTTGGCGGCCTCGCGCCAATACCCACATCCGCCTGGATGCTCGGTGCATGCGGATAGTTCGTCGAGCAGCCTTTCGTTCTCCGCCTTGAGCCTGTCCCGCTCTTCCTCAGTACGCTGCGTCCGTCCCCTCCAAACTGCAACCACCGAATCGTTCTCGGCGATCTCGTTTAGCATGGATAGGATCAGCTCAGGCTCAATGCAATCGTAGAAATCGTGTAGCCTTCTACGCTCTTCTCCTTCGTCGGCGCAGCGAGACACGTCGCATGCCTCAGCCAGCCTCCGCAGCTCTGCGTGGTCGGTCATGCGTGCGTACCTCGAAGTCCAGTTGCTACCCAGTAGGGTGTGCCGTTGCATTCAACGAGGCCCTTGCGCTTTAGCCTATTCAAAGCCTTGCTGATGGTCGGCCTGTCTTCGCCGATGGCGTGACGCATAGCCCATGCAGTAGAGCCCTGAATTTTGCGGAGATGCTCGAGCACTCTGTCGTCGATAGGATGGTCAGCCATGCTTCACCTCGATTCCGGCTTGCTGGAGGGCTTCGGTCACTCGCTCAAGGCAGTCGTTGAAGCCGGCAGATCTTGGGTTCTCATCGTCTCCGGTCCAGTTCAACGGATCGCGACGCTCCGGCAGCTCCACCCTCAGAGCCGCGCGGCTGGCTTTCCAGGCTTGCCAGCATTCATCTGTGCATCTGGCTGCATAGTCGGTGACAACACCGTCGCGATGAATCGGCATACGGTGCTTGGTAGCCCACGCTTCAAACTCTTCTCTCATGTCAGGCACGGTCGTTCTCCTTAAGGCGCTTCCATCCTTCCTGATCATCTTCGCGGCCGCCCCATTCGATCTCTGGTTTGCGCCACCCGGTAATCAAACCATCGGCGCCGACTTTGAAGATGATGTAGTCCCCATAACCGTTCTCGGTCGGGCAAAGGAATTCATCCGGGACGTAATAGCCAGCCCACTGCGCTACGCGTTTTCGGCTGTCATCCAGTAGCCAGTACTGCCCGGCGTCGCAGACCTTGAAGTGAAAGTCAGCGACCATGCCGGCCGGCCAATCCATCACCGTGCCGTCTTCCAGGCGGATCACCGGGCACCAGAGGTCTCCACTGCGGAACGGAGTAAGGGTGCCATTCTCGTCTTCCACTCCATTGATCTTGGAGTCTTCCCAGTAGCGCACTTCGGCGCTTACTTCGATGTAGGTTGCTTGAATGTCAGGCACGGTCAGTCCCTCACTTCAATGCCGGCTGCGCGCAGCAGCTTCACCATCTCTGCGCGTTCCTTCTGTTGAGCCTCGACGTCAACGACGCCGCGACCATCGCAAACGTGGCACCAGCGACGCTCAAGGTCGTAACCTCGGCAGGCTGGGCATGGACGAAATTGAGACATGCGAATACCTTCCATACGGTTGGTCCTCCGGGGGTCGGATGCGTTGGTTTGGGGTGGCGGGCTAGTGGGCCAAAATCGTCCAGTTTTTGTGCTGAAACCCAGCAGGAATGCGGGTTTCAGCCTGGTCGATGGTGGTGGTTAAGGGGAAGAGCTAGGGATTGAGTAGGGATCTTAGTTCTGCCGCTGCCATCAGTGCCGTTGCGGTATCGCTGCTGTACAGGCGCTCCAGCAACTCCCGCTGAACCACCACATGGTCCGCGGGGACGGCTCTGGTGTTCCAGTCGGAGACAGCAATATCACGCTGCTCTTTTGTTGCCGGCACCACCACTGTTTCGCTGTCCGTGAAGGCGCACTCTAAAGCGTGATCGCCTACGATCCTATGCCAGTCGCGGTTGCTCTCTAGGTGCATCGAGCATCCGCAGAACGGGCACGGTTTTAGTTCAGACATTGTCGCTCTCCTTTCCCGTCTCGATCAGCGCCCGGCATACCGGGCAGTCCGGATCGCGTGCTTCGTGCCCCTCAAAGGCATCAGGGCACAGTCCGTTGTTCAGGTGCTGGACCTCTCCTAACGCGGCCTTTCGCAGGGTATCAAGCGCGGAAACGCTGACCGTCATACCGTTGAGGCGCGCCAGTTCGTCGAGGCAGGCGTTCCAGCCGCTATTACGATTCAGCCCTGGGACTCCGGCATTTAGGAGTTTTCGCTCCGGCACAACCACCACCCTTGCGCGCAGTGCTGCGACTTCCTCCCTTAGCGCCTGGGCCTCGGCGGCGAGGGCGTCGTAATCCTTCGCCATCACAATTTCAGGGCCGTGAGGTTCGTAGCTAATCTTGTTGCCCGCCTCGGAAAGCATCTTCACTACGGAAAAGCGGTGGACCTCACTCATGACCTACCTCCTTGCCGGGCGCGGCGCGGTCCAGGCGCTCGATCTCGGCCAGGATCAAGGCGCCGGCACGCACGTAGTTGGAGCGCGCGTCTCTCGGCTTCCACCACTTCGCCGAGAACGACCAGATAGCCGGAGCCTCGTCGTTAGCTCCGTTGAGGATGTACGCTGCTGCGGCGCGCGGAAGTTCGGCGGCGCAATAGAGGTCGTCGTGCTCCGGCGTCCATCCCTCGGCGGTGATCTGCCGGCGGCGCTCTGCCTGCACGTCGAGCCATGCCTGCGGCACTTCCTTGCCGGGCGCGGCGGCGCACAGAGCGCGCAGTTCCTCGGCCCGCGCCTTCGCCTCCTTTTCACTGTTGAAAACGTCGCGGCACTCCATCATCTGCTGGCTGCCTAGCCGAACCGGGACTACTTGAAGATCAATAGTTACGCCGTACAGGATCATCACTCACCTCCCGGTGCCGGCGCGGCGGCGAGTATGGATTGGTAAAACCAACGCAGTTCTTGGTCATCGCCGACATAACCGCCGTTGTGTATCGCTTCGAGTACGTCTTCGGTCGGCTCTACCGGAACCAGCTTCCAGCCCTCCGGCACGCTGTGCTGAGCCTGGGCGCTATCCCCGGAGGCCTTCACGCATGACTTGATCGACGCCAACAGGTAGGACCAGGCGAAGCCGCGCTCCTTATTCGGGCGCAAACCAAGCGCACGTGCCACGTCATCGCGACACTGTTTGTCCAGGTCGTGGAGTTGCTGAGCCTGGGCTAAAGGGGCGGCGTAGAGCTTCGTGCCCGGCTGCATGTCTTGCAGGTCGCGATGGAAATCAAGGCTGTTCCAGTCTTCACCCGGCACCTTCGCAACGGTCGCCACCGGCTCTTGCTTCTCCAGCTCCGCGACCCTGGACAGGGCGGCGTCGCGCTCTGAGGTTACGCGGCTCAGCGCCTCGGTCCTGGCGTGCATGATCGCTGTGTTGCATTCGTACTGTTCACGCAGCGCCCCGACGATGCGCTCGCACTCATCAGTTCGGCTCATCGCAACAAGGGCGGCACCCGGCTCCGCCCACATCCATTCCCGTCCTGCAACCCCGCCTTCATGGCCGCGCTCCTTGAACGTGGCGAACGCTACCGGATCGGCATAGGCCACTACCTCCGGCCGCTCCGCCACTGCCTGCTCGGTCTCGCAATCGCAGGGGATCAAGACCGGCTCTCCCCATGGGTGGACGCCACCGGAATCGGCTTCGCCAGTACCGCCACACTTCACGCACTTCGGGGAGGGTTGCGCTTGCGCAGTGACGCGCATATTGGGGCAAGGTAATCCGCTATTGCCGTGATCGCCTCCGCACGCAAGACAACGCTTCGGGTCGTACATAGGGGAGGGTTGCGCCAGGGCGGCGCGGGCTTGCCAGCCTTGCAGCTGCAGATTCAGGTCCTGGGCATCGCTAGCTTCAATCGCGCAGAGATTCATCGAGCGGTATTCGCCGCGCTTGTCGTCGAAGTAGATGCCTTCCTGCACGGTGAAGGCGCGCTCGAACGCCGCGCGCTCATCCCCACCTGCCTGCTCTGCGAGTGCCTTGTTCATCTCCATGCTCATTTCAAGCTCTCCCACACCTCGGCATTGCCGAGCGCTTCGATTGATGTGTACGTGCTGTGCCCGCTCGCTTCCTGAAGCTCTACGGATCCGCCGGCTTCGAGCACTGCGATGTATCTGCGATTAGTTGGCTTGTGCCGGAAGACCTTTCCGACGACGCACTGCGCGTTGATATGTCGGACCTGGTAGCTGTCGGCGAAACAGCCGTGTTCGTGCATGCTCATGCTGCTACCCTCGGGGCGAGGCCCATGTCTCTGTCGTGATGTCCTGCGAGCCATAACGAACGCTCATAGAGCATGTGCAGTCCGTAGGGGCATGCCTGGAGACGTTCGCCGCGGTCGCGTGCGTCGACGCCCTCGCGGTATTCGTCTGCCGATTCGGGGAACTCAAGCCGCTTGCTTTGCATTTGCTGCTCGCCTCCGCGCGTTTTCACAGGCCTTGCATTCGCTGCAATGGCCGTCCTTCTTGCTCGGGTTCGAGTAGTAGTCAGATAGAGGTTTGAGCGTCTTGCACTTCGAGCATGGTTTCTCGCCGTTTATAAGCGTCGATTTCCCATGTCCGGATGCCCTCCACTTGTCGAACTCGGTGCGGGTGGAGAAATAGGTGCGAAGCAGTCGCTGTACGGTGTGATCGCTTATCCCCATGGCAGGGCCTATCTCCCATCGACTGCAATCTAGGATCACTAGGTCTTCGAGCATCTGGCAGTATTCGATGTCCTTTGCCGTGCGCTTGGCCTGAACACGCTTCTGCTGCTCTCGCTCCATCCCGGTAGATGCTCCGGTAATGCGGCTATTGAACGTGACCGGCTGATTTGAAGAGACGCCCGCAGGGATATTCGTGATGACCCCTCCCGCTGCCAGGTACTCAGCAACGGCGTCTTGAATGTCATCGTGAGTCAGCGCATGGGCAACCGGCTCTTGCACGCCGCACCACGCATCAGCGCCGATTCTCAGGTCGCTTAGAATCTCGGGAATGTCGGTTTCCATGGCTTTCTCCGGGCAAAAGAAAAGGCCCTCAATAGGGCCTTTAATTTCGCGTAAATTGTTGATTTAGAACGGGATATCGTCGTCGAAGCTGTCGTTAGCCTGCGCAACCTGCGGGCGCTGCTGCGGTGCGCTCTGCTGCTGAGGAGATTGCCTGCTCTGAGCCGCCTGGTCATTTACAGGCTTTCCGCCAAGCATCTGCATCTGTCCGTGCATGTCGACGATTACCTCGGTGGTGTAGCGATCCTGACCGTCCTGGCCCTGCCACTTACGTGTGCGCAGGCTGCCTTCGACGTAGACCTGGGAACCCTTGCGCAGGTACTCGCCGGCGATCTCCGCCAGGCGACCGAAGAACACCACGCGGTGGAACTCGGCGCGTTCCTGTTGCTGGCCGGTCTGCTTGTCCTTCCAGCTCTCGCTGGTGGCGAGGGTGATGTTGGTCACCGCATTGCCGTTGGGCATGTAGCGGGTTTCCGGGTCACCACCGACGTTGCCGACCAGGATTACTTTGTTCACTCCACGGCTCATGCTTGTGCCTCCTGGGTTGCTGCGATCAGTGCGCGATTGAGGTCAGCTGACTCGCCATCAGTTGCCTTGATCGAGAAGAAGTCACCGACGCCGGCCTGCCCGTTCTTGATGCTGTTGAACACCCCTGCAAGAGTTGCGATCTCTTCTGGAATGATCTCGTCCAGGCTTTTGTTCAGGTAGGCGCGCAGGTGCTTCTCGGTAACGCCAACCTGCGAGAACTTATCAACCATGCTGCGCACGCGGTCGGCGATTGGAAGGCTGGTATCGCCAGCCAGCGTCTTGCGGCATTGATTCACTGCCGCCTCAACCAGATCAGGCGGCAGGATTGCCAGAAGTCGTGATCGCAGACGCCGTCCACCCATGTTCGCGGTCAGCTCGTAGATGTCGCGCTCTTCGGTGAGCGCTTGGCCGCCGCCTTTCTTGTCGCGGATGTGGCGCACCGTGAACTTCTGGGATGAGAAGGTGTTCGTCTCCAAGTCCCAGGCGTAGGCTTCCATCTCGCTGTTGCCTTGCTGGCGGCTCAGCTCGCGGATGCCGTATTCGATGTTGCCCCAGCAGCGGGCCAGCTCTTCAGCCAGACGGATGGATGGGCCTGATACCGTCTGGCCGCCGCGGGGATAGGCGTACTCGCCCGATGCCGCTAGGGTAGGCCTGCTGCAAGAGTTCATGATCTTGCTGTACGCCAGCGCCTCGTCCCGCGGAAACTTCTTGGCAAGGATCAGCTTGCCCTGCGCTTCGGTGACGGCACGGCTCTGCTCGATGTTCACCGTGCCTTGGTTGACGTGCTCCGCCATGCCGCGCGGGGCGAACGGGTTGATGTCGTTCATAGCTTGTCCTTCGCCCAGTAGGGCAGGGAAAGGGTTTCGATGGCCGGCCACTCGTTGTGGCGCAGGCAGTCGGCGTAGGTGGACAGGTCGCGCTGGTATTCGGTGCGTCCCGCGGACTTGGCTTCCAAGTCCATCGTGAACAGGCGAACCGGGTACTTCCCGCAGTCGATGCTTGTGCTAACCACAAGGAACACGAAGGCAGAAGGCGGTTCGCCGAAGTGCGACGCGTAGCCGTCGCTGTAGAAGCTGTCCTGGACGTGGTAGCGGTATTCGTGGAAATACCGGACGAAGCGGGCCATGTCGGCCGTCGTCTTGAGATCCAGAATCCAGCCTAGGGCTGGAATCGCCTTGTCCGGCCGGCAGCGGCACAGAACGCCTTCGCGCTCGTCGTTCCAATAGATGCTGGCCTCGACGTCACCGGCAGTTTCGATCAGCCAGCGGGCGTGCGGATGGGCCATCACGCTTTCTCTGATCAAGCCGAGTTGTCTGCCTTGCTCGAACTCCAGTGCAGTGCGTTCTCCAAGCTGCTCTTCAAACTCTGCCCAGGTCGCCTTCCCGGCATTGGTGCGCCGGTCGCAGAGGGGTCCGACTGCGTACTCCTTGGAGAAGCGCTCAGGCTCAAGCAGGTAGGCGTGAGTAGCGTCGCCGAAATCCAGAGCCCTGGCTTTGTCCGGGTCTTCCGGAGCGCCCTTGTTCCACTGGAACAGCGCAGGAGCCTTGGCGATCAGGTCTAGCTGGGTTTTGGAAACGCCTTCGCCGCCGTGGTACGCCTCATTGCTGAGGTCACGGTAGTAACCGGGGGTCATGTTGATACCTCGCCGCGCATGCGCAGCCAGTGAAGGGAGGGGTTATGGGTGCTTGAACCAGAGCGATGCCAGATAGGCGACCCCTGCCTCCTTGTGCTCATGCTTCGGCTCGAAAGAGACCTGTGCGCACGCAAGGTTCTGCATTGCCAGATCCAGATCAATTCCTTCTTTTGCGGTAGGCATCTGCTTGAGGCCACCGTAGAACCAGTCAGATTGCCACTTTGTCCACTCATTCCCGCCGCGCTTGAACTCGTCAGGAATGTCGGAGTAGGGCGGAAGTATCTGCATGGCCTTTCCGCCAAATACTACGTCGGCGCGGCTTACCGCGATTGGTAAGTAGTTGCTCATATCGTTCTCCAGGTAGAAGGGGAAAGGCGCTTACGGCGCCACTCGGCAGCGTCACCCCTGCGGGATGAATAGCGTTGCGCTAGAAGCCGCTGCTGCGGGTGTTTTCTTCATGCCGCCCACCGCCCGCTGGGGAAGCCGCAGTTATCCGGATTACCGGCCTGCTGCGGACAGGTGCGTAGCTTCTGCGGTGATGATGCCTCCCCAGATCGGGCCGGCTGCCAGGATGAAGAGGTACAGCAGGCCGCCGAAAAGGCTGCCTAGCCAGATTGCTGTGCGGCGGGTGTTCATGCTGCCTCCATGTAAGCGGCTATGAACTGCGTCGCCGCTTCAGCATTGATGGCGTTTCCGTAGGCGCGCAGTCGTCCCACTCGGGAGGGAGCCCCATGAGCCAGCGGGAATGCGCCGGGTTCAACTGGCCGCCACTTGCCATCCCGGCAGAGGAGCCAGTCAGCATCTGCCCACAGGCCGTTAACCGGGCCGGGGCTGCAATCGCTGCGAAGTCCTGCAGACGTTGCTGCACCTTCGAGCCGTCCTTGCGGGTCATCGACAAAGCCGATTCCGGATTGCCCGTCCGATCGTTCTGGCATGATGGTGTTGGCCATCCGCTCAGCACCGCCGCATGGTTCAGCGTGATGTTCGGTGTTGTGAATCCCTGCGAGGGCCTCCTGTTCGAGTCGCAGGCTGTTGGACTTGGCCATCCCGCCAATTGCGCCAGGTCGTTCAGGTTCGCCATCCCGTGACCCTGGGCTTTCTTCGCCGCGATATATTCCGGAGAGTGAGCCGGGAAATAATCTCGGGCGCATGGCGTTGGCCACCCAATACGTGCGGTCACGGATGTGCGGGGCACCGATGCCCGCAGACGGAAACGCGATAGCCCCGAAGGCATATTCCATGGCTTCCAGGTCAGCTTGTACAAGGTCGAGCCAAGGCTCCGCGTCCTTGCTTGCAACCTGCTCACCAAGGACTTCTCCAGGGCGGCGCTGGCGGATGAGCCAGGCAAAATGTGGCCAGAGATGACGCGGGTCATCAAGCCCAGCTCCTTCGCCTGCCGAGGAGAAAGGTTGGCAAGGACAGGAACCGGTCCAAACAGGTCGATCATCTGGCCAGCCGGCGCGGCGAAGGGCGAGCGACCAGACGCCGATTCCCGCGAAGAAGTGGCATTGTGTGTAGTGCTTGAGGTCATCTGGGTGAACATCCTCGATCGATCGTTCGTCGACGTCGCCAGGCGCTATGTGGCCGGCGGCGATCAGGTTTCGAAGCCACTGAGCGGCATATGGGTCGATTTCGTTGTAGTAGGCGGTCGTCGTCAGCTTCATAGCCCCGCCACCTCAACAAACGCCACTGCGAAGGCCAGGATGCTGCCCAAGAAAAAGGCCGCGAAGAACGTTGTCTTGGCGGCCTTGGTCAGGTCGATGGTGATGGTCATGTGGATGACTCCTGGCGGCGATAGCCGGCGTCGTAGAGTGCTTTGGCTTGCTTGACGGTTAGCGTCTCTTCTGCGAAGCACATTTCTTCAATCGCCTTCTCCCGCTCCTCGGCGGCGATCTGCTCGGGAGTGCGGATGCGCCTGAAGTTTGCCGGGTTTCCGACGATGAATGAGTCGCCGTCCTCGGGCTGTAACCACGCATCGCCATTGGCGTAGGCCAGCACGGTTACGCGCCTCCACTCGTGATCCAAGCCGGCTTTCCATTCCACCAGCAGGCCGGTTGGCGGCAGGCCATGGCCGTCCCAGGCCTCTTGCGGTCTAGCCTCGAATGTCGCCTCACGATCTGCGGACACATCGCAGGTCAAAATCCCGTTTATCCATTTGTGTCCTGATTCGCTCCAATAAAACCAGTCAGTCCCTTCTTTCTTCATCCATCCTTCATAGAAATCAGGTCCTGTTGGCTCCCAATGAGTCGCACCCTCCGGTGCCGTGTTCCAGTCAATGCTCATCAGTTTTCGCGGGAAACCCCGTACTTCTAGTGCGGGGTAGGGATAGCACGGCGCTCGCAGAGCGCCCCTGTTCCCGCCTCCTCCGTTTCGTCGTGACTACCTTTACATTAACGATGGTAAAATGTGACGCATGGCTAACCGTGCGTACAAATACCGTTTCTATCCGACTTCTGAGCAGGCGCAATTGCTAGCTCAGACGTTCGGCTGTACGCGCTTCGTCTACAACTATGTCCTACGCTGGCGAACCGATGCGTTCTTCCAGCGGCAGGAGAAGGTCGGGTATCTGGAGGCCAACGCGGCACTCACCAGGCTCAAGCGCTCCGGCGAGTTTCCGTGGCTGAACGAGGTCTCCTGCGTCCCCTTGCAGCAGTGCCTTCGCCACCAGCAGTCCGCCTTCAAAAACTTCTTTTCAGGCCGCACGAAGTACCCTGCGTACAAAAGCAAGAAGCATCGGCAGTCCGCTGAGTTCACCCGGTCGGCGTTCAGCTACCGGGACGGCAAGCTGTACCTGGCCAAGTCCAGGACTCCTCTTGATATACGCTGGAGCAGACCGCTTCCGAGCGAGCCTTCCACCGTCACCGTTTCGAGGGACTCCGCAGGCCGCTACTATGTGTCTTGCCTCTGCGAGTTCGAGTTCGAGGCTCTGCCCGTCACGCCGAAGATGATCGGTATCGACCTGGGCCTGAAAGACCTGTTCGTCACCAGCGATGGCGAACGGATCGGCAATCCCCGCCATACCGCGAAATACGCAGCTCGCCTAGCTAAGGCGCAGCGTAGGCTTAGCAAGAAGAAGCTCGGCTCGAAGAACCGCTCCAAGGCCCGGCTGAAAGTGGCCCGTATTCACGCAAAAATCTCCGACTGCCGCATGGACCGCTTGCACAAGCTGTCCCGCAGACTGATTAACGAGAACCAAGTGGTCTGCGTCGAATCCCTAGCCGTAAAGAACATGATCCGCAATCCGAGACTGAGTAAATCCATTGCCGATGTCGGCTGGGGAGAGTTTGCGCGACAATTGGAGTACAAAGGTGAATGGGCTGGCCGACAGGTCGTCGCCATCGACCGCTGGTATCCCAGTTCGAAGCGCTGTTCCTGCTGCGGCCATACCCTTGTGCGCTTACCCTTGGATATCCGTAGCTGGACATGCCAGGAATGCGGCACCGAACATGACCGCGACGTGAACGCAGCGATCAACATTAGAGCCGCCGGGCTGGCGGTGTTAGCCCTTGGAGAGAATGTAAGCGGCATCGGTCAAGTACCGCTGTCCAGTTCTCTGTGAATTGGGAATCCCCTTCCTTCAGGGAGGGGAGCAGTCAAACTCGTCTCTCCCTAACCATTCGTTCAGCGTTCTCGATCAGCGTTGCTTCGAATGCGCGGAACCAGATGCGTTGGGCCAGTTCCAGGTCGCCTCGGCGGACGGCTAGGAGTAGCTGAGTCATCGGGCACTCTTTGCTGTCGACCTCTGCAAGCCACTCCGGGACGAATCCGGCGAATCCGTAGACCGTAAACTCAGGGCCGATAAAGGGCCTTTCTTTCCGATCATGGAACGGCACGCAATCACCGTCCTCGCAGTTCAGAAGCTTGCCGACTTGCTCAGTGACATACTCGCGGTCGCCGTCATCGTCATCGTCAGGCAGTCTCGCGTCATACGCTTCTTGCAACTTGCGGATGGCGTTCATGACTTCTCTCTCCGGTAGAAGCCGAGGCGATTCAGTGCAGCCTCAAGGTCAAAGTCGTCGGCGGTCTTGTCCGCCTCGCCAAGTAGCATCACGACGAACTTTTTCCCGCGATTTGGCTTGAATCCGAACGAGTAACGCTGGCCGTTATCACGGTCCCAGCAGACTTTTGTGAAACTTCCGACGAAGGTTGCGTCCCCGTCGTTCAGGTACATTTCGTTCATATCTCTGACCTCTAGGTCGCGTGCATGCGGCAGCGTTCCGAATCGCTGTCGTCATACAGGCGAAAAAATGCCCGGACTTGCCGGGCTAATGAGGGGTAGGGTGGGGATGGCCGGGTTACGGCTGCTTCTTTACCCGTGCTGTCGAGCATCCATTTCTGGTCTGGCCGAACACGCCGTAGCGCATCCCCATTGAAGGGTGGCGTCCTTGCCGGGGAAGTCAGGCGCTGCTCTTCTCTCGCACAACAATCTCGTGTGTCGCCCGGCAGTCCCGACAGATAGCAGCGATGTCGCCGCAGTAGTCGAGCTTGCAATTCGTACCGAGCATCATCTCGTCAGCAGGGATGTGGTAGCCCCACGAGTCGTTGCCGTTCTTATCTGGCCACTCGTAGTTCAGGTTCGCGTCGTAGAAGCATTTCCCCCCGCAGACGTCGCACGAGTAGTAGTCACCAGCTGCCATATCTTGCCTCCAGTGTGTATGCGCCATGGCGCGGTTAGGCGGTGGCTTTCTGAATCGCCCCAGTCATCAGTCGGTGGATTGCGTCGTAATCTTTCACAGACTCAGGAGAAAGGAACCCGGATCCGACTGGATCGGTTACGTCCCACAAGCGACCGTATAAGCGAGAGAAGGCTTGGCAGGCCGCCAGAAGATCGGGACTTGCCGCTATCAGGCGGGCGTTGGCATTTGCAGTTTCGATCTGATCCGGCTCGCAGATGCTATGCGCGATCATTGCCGTCATCAGGCCGCCCTGAGTGCCAACTGTGTAGCAGCCATTAGGGCCTGGAGTTCCAACCTTCCAAGGCCCTGGAGTGTGTTTATTTGCCATTCGCATCACTCCTTGAACCGATTAAGGCCATAGATAGCGAAGAACTTTGCGATGCTCATTTTCGCCATCCCATTGCATGCCTTATCCCGGTATTCGATGAAGTTGAAGTACAAGATTCCCAGCTCATGGGGTGATAGCTTGCTCATTCTGTTCTCCTGCCTGTCAGGCGTCTTGCGGTTAAATAGGGCGACGCTTCAAACGGATCGGCAAAAACATCGTCAGAAGCAGAATTCCCCACATTGCAGCGAAATCAAAAAGGGTTGGCATGGATTCCTCTCTTGCCTGAGACTGGATTACTGAAGAATGAGAATCTTGCGGACGGGCCGGACACGGAATATGTCTGGCTTGGCGACGCCGTCCGTGCTGCCGACGTCGAAGGCCGTGATGAAGGCGCAGCTTGTGGAGTACTGCGAACTCGACCAGTACCAGCGATCCGCAAAACCTGACAACTCGCCTGCTTGCTTTGCTGAGAGCAGAAGAGCTAGTTCCAGAACAGAGGGGATGAATACACCTTCTCCGATCTCCAGAGCTTGCTTGGCAATTGGGCTGCCAGCTTCTGCCATGGCGACCGTGTTCGAAGCTCCGTCTCGGTAGCTGACGGCGCCATCCACGCTCTGGCCATACTCGCCCCATTCTCCAGTGAACTCGGCGCTTTTGCCGAGATCGACGTAGGCGTATTCCTTGCCATTGACCCAGTGGCGGGCAAAGAAGGTTCCGTCAGCAAGGGGCTGGCCGATTTCTGGAATGTCAATCCAGTGAATGGAATCGGGTATGGCGTTGCTCATGGTTGGTTTCCTTGTCGGGTTGTGCGTGGTGGCTGTATGGGGGAGTGGTCTGGCCGGTGCTGATCTCCGGCATTGGTCGGCTCAGTACTGAGGCATACAGGTGCCGATTCCATGAGCATGCGCATCAGCCTGCGCATTCAGACCACTCTCCGATACAGCCTGGCGATGGGGAGTCAGGTGGATCGGGCCTGCTTTGGGGAACCCGGCAGGCGCGGGCGGCTCACTCTTCGAATTCGACGAACTCACCCTCAGCGCTCAACTGATACCAAGTGTCCGGCTTTACGCCGTTCTCCCCGACCTTGCTGGCGCGGATATGGATTAGGCGCCCCTCGTCGTCACGATGACATAGGACGATGGCGCTACCAGCAGATGCGCGAGCGCGGCCTTCGATGCCCAGGGATGCGGCGACGGACTCCTTGCCGCTGACCTCGGCTGCCGAGCGGTAGCCGGTGTTCGACGCTGCCGATTGGTAGCCGGTGTTCGACGCTGCCGATTGGTAGCCGGTGTTCGACGCTGCCGATTGGTAGCCGGTGTTCGACGCTGCCGAGTAGTCGCCGGTGTTCGACGCTGCCGATTGGTAGCCGGTGTTCGACGCTGCCGAGTAGTCGCCGGTGTTCGACGCTGCCGAGTAGTCGCCGGTGTTCGACGCTGCCGATTGGTAGCCGGTGTTCGACGCTGCCGATTGGTAGCCGGTGTTCGACGCTGCCGATTGGTAGCCGGTGTTCGACGCTGCCGAGTAGTCGCCGGTGTTCGACGCTGCCGATTGGTAGCCGGTGTTCGACGCTGCCGAGTAGTCGCCGGTGTTCGACGCTGCCGATTGGTAGCCGGTGTTCGACGCTGCCGAGTAGTCGCCGGTGTTCGACGCTGCCGATTGGTAGCCGGTGTTCGACGCTGCCGATTGGTAGCCGGTGTTCGACGCTGCCGAGTAGTCGCCGGTGTTCGACGCTGCCGATTGGTAGCCGGTGTTCGACGCTGCCGAGTAGTCGCCGGTGTTCGACGCTGCCGAGTAGTCGCCGGTGTTCGACGCTGCCGATTGGTAGCCGGTGTTCGACGCTGCCGATTGGTAGCCGGTGTTCGACGCTGCCGAGTAGTCGCCGGTGTTCGACGCTGTGCCGCCTACCACCGTCTGCTCAACCGACTTATCTATCTTGCTCATGATCCAGTCGATGGCCCGCGAGATCATGGTCGGCATGCTGATTTCCGCCTCCACCACCAGGGTGGCGCTGGCGATCTTGCTGTCATCGTCGTGACGGCTCAGTTGCCCCGAAGCCTTTACGATGGCGAATCGGCTTTCGCCTGGAGCGTAGTAGCCGAAGACATCAAGGGGATACTCGCAGGAGTGGAAGCCCGAAGCGCATGCCTCTACCTCACCCTCATGCTTGTAGGTGCCGCCGATCTCGAACTGGTAGCCGCGGCAGGTCAGGTCCTGCTTGAATCCCTTGTAAGCGGTCACGACCTCTTCGGACGCAGCCTTTTTCTTGCTCGCCATCGCGATTCTCCGTTTTAGGTTTGCCCTGGGTTGGGCGATAGGTCGCCCGGATGGGCAAATGGGTTGGAGCTGGTGATGCCCCGGCGAACCGGGGCAGTGTTCTCACAGGCGTAACAAATTCCGGTAGCCGTCACCCCCAGGCGCCCACACTCGGGGCAGCTCGCATCGCTGCGCACCTGCTCCTGCGCCTCCTCGTAGCAACCCTCGCAGCGGAATCCGTCGGACGTCTCGATCACGCGACCGGGCGCGTTGCACCGGTCGCATTCGTGAATGATTGTCATCGGGTCGACTCCTTGCATCACGCATGCATCCGCACGGTGATGTAGCCGTTGCTGGCAACAACGTGGTCCCAGCAATTGAAGAAGACGGACTGTCCGAACTTCTTCATTGCCGCCTGGCGAACCTTCACCTCAACGTCCAGAGGCTGTTCACCGGCGTCCGGCAGGGCAAGCCATTGCAGGCTCTTGCCGTCGCTCAGGTGGGAATCGATGTTGAATTGAGCCATTTCAGTCTCCTACCAGGGTTTACCGGCGTTGATGTATGCGCTTCCTGCGAGTTGCGTGAGCGCAACCAGCTCCATCGAATCGATCTCACCGCCGTAGTACAGGCCGCGCAGCATTCCAACCGTTTCGTGGTACTCAATGCGCGCCTCGCGATCGTCTTCCTGCTTGCGGAGGATCCGAAGTGCCTGGCGTACAGCACGTGAGGATTTTTCATTCATTTTCTGCTCCTCCAGGGCGTGTTGACTTCCCGTCTGGCCCTCGGTGGAGGGCCAGCCAGTGAAATCGGTGTTTCTCCGCACCTGCATACGGGTCATTCGCTCGGTTCAGCATTTCGCTTCGTCCGCCGTCGCAGTGGTCTGCGCGTTGGCAGGCTTTCGGGCCTGTCGGATCGCCGGTCGCCGTAGAGGCAGGCTTGGTTGTTTCCCCTGGATTTCTTTCGCCCGCCAGGAGACAGCTCGGGCTGACCTAACCGGCGGTGCCGGGTAGTCGTTCATGGCGCGGGTTGTGAAAGAGCGGTCGGCTCGGTGGCCTGGCGCTGCGTTGTTCTGCGGCGTTGAGGTGAGTATGAGACTGCTCATATTTACTGTCAATGAGTATTCCCATATTTTTTTATGAGGTGACTCATCGGAGGTTTCTCAGGACGAAAAAAAAGCCCGCGCTAAGCGGGCTTGGGAACGTCTCTGTCTGCTATAGGCCTGGGTAGCCTGTTGGGTCGAACTCGAAAACGCGCTCTCCTGCCTGGAAGAACTCTATGGCGATCCGGAAAGGCTTGCCCGATTTGACGATGGACTCCAATTGCTTAGCGTCCCGAACGAACATGAGGTCGCTGTCATTGGTGGAGCTGCGGACCCCGGTCCACTTTTGCGCCTTGCCTTCACCGACCCGAAGAACGAACCCGCAGTCTCGATAACCGCACTGCATCTGCCCTTTGGTGATCTTGAGGAAGGCGTCCAGGTCTTTGCCCTTCTTGCGGAAGGTGAGGCTCAGGAACGAACCCCCTGCAACCCGATATGGGAAATCGAAGAGGGTTGACGTCTTCGACTGGAGCGTGAGCATTGTGGTTACTTCATCACTCATCGGGTCCTTGTATTCATGGCGCTCCCAAGGGGATTTAGTAGTGCTTGTGGCTGCCGATTGCGAACTGGATGGTCGCGACTGAGCCGCATCGCCGGAGGAGCCGATTCCCGTTCCAAACTGCCAGGCGATAGGCAGGACTATGAATATCACAAACAGCCAACCGATGACGCCAACGCTCTTGGGTACCTTTGCACCGCACGATGGGCAGGCTTTGGCTTTGTTCGACACCTGGGCGCCGCATTCCTTGCACTTAATCAGGGCCACGGAAAACTCCTCGATGTGTAATGGCTAGGTGATTCTATTCGGAGGGGACTGGAGAGGGTAGTCACAGTTTGGCTAGGCGGGCTCTGGATTCGTATCAGGCGGGGAGGGGTGGATCAGTATTTATCGCGGAATCGGCTTGCGACACGAGCAAGGCAGGTCATCATCTCGCGCTGGCTAGCCTTACCATGGGCATCAGGGTGAAGGAGGGCAAGCAAGGAGTAGCGGTTTTCCTCGAATAGCCCCTGGACGTAAACCAGGGCGGCGTCCTGTTGCGGAGCACCGTTCGGGCAGGTTCTGTCACGCTGAGGTCGGTTGGCCGGGAACACCGTGGGCGGAATAGCGATGTGGATGTGCATCAGGCCGGCGCGATAAGCCTCCTGCGGCACGACATATGGCACATCACGCCCGAAATAGGGTGGCAGCCAGAGACGATCAGATTCGATGTAGCGGGCAAAATCGCGGCAGAGACCATCAAGGAGAGAAGGGAAATCCTTCAGGACGTCCTGGAAGAGCTCGGCGTAGGTTTCTGGATTGAACTCGACAATCACCGCCATCCTGGTGATCAGCTCACCAGGCGATGCAGGCGTTCGGTGCCGAGGTCGGCCAGAGATTTGAGTCCTTCACCGCTTACGTCACTCTGGAAGACTTCAGGAACGGTGATTTGCTGCTTGAAGAGAATCTCGTTCTGCACGGCCATGGCGCGAACCTTAGCCAGGTTGCGGCGAAAGGCGTCGTACTCTTCGCCGATTACTGGCAGTCTCGACAGTGAGCTATCGGCAGGAACAACCTCTTCTAGCTGGCGCAAGGTATGCACCACCTCGGTGAAGGGCTGCTCATTGATCAGCGAGTCAGGCACCTTATGCTCCAGCATGATCTTGCAGGATGTCTCAAGGGTGTCGCGAAGTTGGCCGAGAGCAGCCATGGCGCGCTTGATGCGCTCGCGGATCTTGGCCTTCTTGGCAAGTTCCTGCTGCTGATGTTGCTTGCTGGGCTTTTGGCTATCCAGATTGGGGGTTGCCGCTGCCAGTTGGGCGCACGAGGTCGAAACGCTCAGCGCCAGGCTGAGCATTGCTACCTTGGAGAAAGGAATCTTTGTGCGGGCCATGCGGCTCTCCCGAGCAAGCTACAGGCCAAAGAATACCGCTAGTGGCACTACAACTCAATGTGAGGCGGCTATGAGGGGCCGTAGCGCGTTAAGCGCCGGGCAGGTCGGTCGTCAACTCAGCGCAGGACCGGGAGGGAAGGGGGGGAACGAAAAGGCCGCGCCGGGGAAGGTTCCGGCGCGGCCTGGTCCTTTCGGTGTTGTGCCTTCAAGGACGCCTCAATGCATCAAATGCGCGGCTGATGTGAAAAGGCCGCACGGGAATCGAGGCGCGGCCTGTGTCGGACGGCTGTCTTTCTTGGGCGGCGGAGGGCATCTGTCAAAGGCGGGCGGGGACGAAAAGCCCCGCGGGTGCGGGGCAATTCCTGCATTACCCCCGCGCAGGAGTCGGAAGGAAAATTCCCGATCAGTAGATCCTGGTAACCAGTACAGATTTTGGAACCAGAGCTCCTTTGTTGGGATCTTGCGTATATGTAACAGTGATGTCAGCTTGTATGAATTGCTGCGACGTGGCCTTTGAATAATCTACGCCGCTAGCGAATGACAGCCCCAGCTTTTTGTTCTTCGCTATAGACTGGATGCGAGCGACCCAACCTGAATGGTCACTATCTCGGTTCAGGGTGCGGATATCAATCGTGACGTTCTGGTAGGAAATTTCTTGATCGCTTGCGCTGAAATCGACGCTATCGGGCGCATCGCGCGCAGCTTCTTTGCTAATCCTCAGGTCGCTCGTGGCATCCTCGCCAGCGTAGATCGCACCGCCATTCTGGCCTGATGCCGGCTTAACGAAGTCCAGTGCTGCAGATGCAATCTTCTTTCTGTCCTTTGACAGAGCGGCATTGACAGCAGATTCAAGCTGCTTGGGAGTGGCGTTAAATAGATTCTGACCCGCAACCATGACAACGCTATTGCTTGCGCTTATGGATGGGGCGTTTGTGCCTGACACCTTGTCTACCAAGGTGATAGCGCTTGATGCCACGACAACGAAAGCCGCAGCTGCTACGCCACCAACGATCGTATAACGAAGTCCTTTCCCCATTTTCGTGGTCTTCAGCCAGTCCTCAAATTTCTGCCTTTCTTCAGTCGTGAGAAATTTTAGCGCTAACTCAAGGTATTCCTTAAGGCTTCCTGATTCAATCCTGGAAACCTTTAGCGCGCAGGAATCTACCTTTGCGCCACTGATGGACGAGAAGAATGCCGGGATCCCAAGGCTCATGCGCTCAAGAGCGGACAGGGCCTTGATCACATCTGGGATTGGTACAGGTTTCTTGGTGTCGTAGTAGAAGGCAAGCGGAAGGCTGACTTCCAAGTCCGTAGTCACTGCTCGTTTTCCTTATTGAATCCCGTAATTATTCATGGCCAGTTCACTCCCCCATGATCTGCCTATAGCTCAATCAGCTAGAGCGGATCAGGCGTCAAGCCGATAGGGAAACTGTCGTACCCATCGATCCTAGGGATGTCTCCGATCAGGCGGGCAATCTCTACCGATGCCTTCGGAACGTGTGGGAATCCGCGGCTGAGTTGGCGCCACATCTGCCTGGCAATATGGCGAAGCTCATGCGGACCTCCAACGCGCATCGTGTGCAGCCACACCATTAGGGCTGCGGCATCACTTGGTTGGCCGACCTTTTGGTATTCCCTGATAGCCCGCCCTATCTTGAGCACGACGGTTGGATCCATAGAGTAAGAAACTATGGGATCAAGGAAGTTGTACCCTTCATCCTCCCAGTGGTGCCGCTGATGGGTTGCGATGGCAACGAGATAGCCGAGCTCGCTTCCATCCATAGAGGAAATCCTGTCAACGAATGACTCCATTTCCTTCCGCTGGATTCTCCCGAACCACGCCAGCATCCATCTGGATAAAAAAGCCATCATTGGCCTCCTATAAATCCCCACCCCGCCAGATGACCCGGTTACCGCTTGAAGGCTCCACGCTAGGCGGGCTCTGTCCCTCTGGTTAGGGGTGTTACCGTGTGAGCATCTCGCGAAGCTTCACACCATCAGCGATGCTCACGACCTTGGCCACTACGCCTCCTTGGGGGAGGAGTCCGTACTTCGATGGCGCTTGCCAAGTGACGGTTGAACTGAGGAAGTAGTCGCCTGGCGGGATGTCCGTGAATGTGAAGTTTCCGTTCCCGTCCGCCACCGTAGTGATGGACCCCTGTCCTGATCGAGGATCTGGCGCCTCAAGCGCCTGCCCTCCTATGTAGTTCACTTCGTACCACTGTTTCGAATAGGACGTAACGGGGACTAGGTAAACTGTGCTCCCTGCACCGAATTTCACATCTCCACCAACGGTCTTCATAAAGACCTGGCCAGTCAATGTGCCAGTCCCTTTTGTCGGAAGAGCGGCAAATTCAGCAGCAGGGAATGGAATTCTCGGGACCGGCGTTTGTTGAGATACGGCACAACCTGACAGCATGATCATTATTGCTGCTATGGCGATTAAACGCATGAAACCTCCTTGATTATCAAAAAGCCCGAGTGCCGGTCGGCACCTGACTACATCGCGCCGCCACGCCAGATAACGCGGCCGATGATCGGTAGATCATGAACTGACGTTTCGCTTGCGATTTCGTCTGGGTATGCGGTTTTGTCAGGGTTGTCGCTTCGAATGAGCCAGGCACCTGTTAGCTGCTGATTCAGGCGCTTGATGCTGACGCCGCCGTCTGGTCGCCTGATGACGTACACCTGCTTATCCTGGGGCTCTATCTTAGCTACGTCGAAGAGGACCACATCGCCTTCGAATATGTAGGGCTCCATGCTGTCGCCCTCTGCGTAGATCACGAAGAGGTTCTCTGGTTTGGAGTTGACCCGCTTCAGCCAATCTCGCTTGAACACCAAACCTTCAGTGGTCTCTACGTGATCATTGAAATATCCATCGCCGCACTCGCCGCGAGCAGTGTATTGGGGAATCAGGGCGTAGTCCTTTTCGCTCGGGGCTCCTGGTGGAACCTCTTCATTGTTGTTCATGTTTCCACGCCCGGCGGCGAGCCATAGTGCGCTTACGCCACAAGCGGCAGCCAACTGAGCAATATATGCCGACCCCTGCGACTTCCCCTGCTCAAGGTTGGAAATTGAGGTTTGGTCCAGGCCAACTCGTTGAGCTAATTGAGCCTGGGTGAGTTTGGCGTGCTTGCGCGCGGCCTTGATGCGGTCTTTGAGTTCCATCCGAAAAGTATCAGGGGCGCTCCCATATCCTTGCAAATGAGTATTCCCCTGGGATACCTTATGAGTATTCCCATAAGGAGGGATGCTATGACCACCATCTACAAAGAGCTCGTCGCCCATTTTGGGACTCAAGACGAGACCGCCGCGAAGCTCGGCGTTGACCAAAGCACTGTGTCTGGATGGGTCCGGGGAAAGCACGGGATGTCTCCTGTTGTTGCGAAGCGGGCTCAGGTTCTGACCGACGGGAAATTCAAGAAAGAGGACCTGTGTCCGGCTTTCCCGTGGGAAGTGCTGTCGGCGGTTGCCTGACATGACAGCCAGCCAATTAAACCCCGAGCGCGATGCAAGGGCACGGGAGTTCGAATCCCTGATCCTCAACCGACTTTTGTCGGTGGGGCAGAAGACCGTCGCCGACGCAATCGGCGTGAGCGAATCAACTGTTAGCCGCTGGAAAGAGGGCGAGATAGAGCGGTGGTGCAAGGTGCTTGCGCTGCTGGAGCTTCAGGTCGTCCCGATGTCGGCTCAGTGTCACCCATCCGAGTACATCCAGGCGCTCAAGACCCTGGCCGAGCTTGGCCTTCAGGCCGAGAAGAAGCGGCCTGGTCCGTTGGGGTGGGATTTATGCGCAAGCGCCTCACGAATACTGACTACGCCGCAATGGCTAACGCTGCTGAAGAGCTGGCGGGTATGGGTTCGAGTGAGTGGAGGCGCAGATACAACAAAGCCCTGCGCGACTACTACAGGGCTTTGTCGGTGCGTGGATCGGTGGCAGCCGAATCACGCTTGGGAAAACACAACACACAGGAAGCATAACCCATGAACTACGGGTTCATCTACTGTCTGGGCAACGCCGCAATGCCGGGAATCTACAAGATAGGTATGACGGAGCGTGCTCCATTGCAGCGGTGCGACGAGCTATCCAGTTCTACAAGCTCGCCACTCCCATTCAAGCTTTTGTGTTTTGGCCAAGTTGAAGATCCGAAAGGTGTTGAGGCCGAGATTCACGATGGCTTAGCTGACAGGCGAGTTAACCATTCCAGAGAATTCTTCGCAGGTCCTTTTAAGTCGATAGCCAGCATCATTCAGGGCTACAGCAGTGGCTTTGCTTTGACCTCTGACGGTTACGAAGAAGAAGAAAAGGAACGGCTTCATAACGCTTTCATCTGTGCAGAAGCGGCTGAACGAGTCGAGGCCTTGAACGAGGCTGCGAAGTTCAGCGGCATCTACATGTACCAGAAGGACGGACAGATCTGGTATCGCGGCCGAGCTAATCCCAATAGCTGGTTGTACGGGGCAATCATCTGCCTGAGAGGAGAACTGCTGGGCTTTGTTCCGGAAAAGGACCCAGGTGCGAGCGCTCCCCAGGAACAGCCTAGCCTCGTCGATGAGAAAGAAGAGGAGCTTGACTGGTGAGCACGATAATCATGACTCAGTGCTGGCCGCTTCAGGGAATGAGCGCCCCACAGAAAGCCGTTCTTATCTCGTTGGCTGACAACTCGAACGATGACGGCGTTTGCTGGCCGTCCGTTGCCAAGATTGCAGAGCGTACCTGCCTGTCAGAGCGCGCTGTGCGCAACGCGCTTCGCTGGCTGGAGGATGCAAAGATACTGATCAGTCACCAGCGCAATGGCCGATCCACTTGGTACACCGTTACCCCGGCATCTTATGCCCCCGGCACGACATGCCCCCCGGCACCAGATGCCGCCCCACCCCGGCACGACGTGCCGCCCACCCCGGCACCTGGTGCCCCCAGAACCGTAATAGAACCATCAAGTGAACCGTCAGTAGAGACAACCGCTGCTGCCGAAGATGCGAAATCCAAGAAGACTGCCTGCCCGGTAAAGGCGATTGTCGACCTGTTCAACGAAGTGCTTCCAGAGCTGCCGACCGTGGTCTTGATCAACAAAGATCGGAAGTCGAAGGTGCAGGCTCGCTGGAATGACAGCGAAGTCCATCAGGACCTTGGCTTCTGGAGAGATTACTTCGAGACCGTTCGCGCCAGTGATTTCCTGATGGGGAGGGTGACGGGTCGCGACGGGAAAGTGTTTCGCTGCTGCTTCGACTGGCTGATTGCTCCCTCCAACTTCGTCAAGGTTGTGGAGGGCAATTACCATGCGTGATCCCTACAGCCTCGAAGCCGAGCATGGGGTTCTTGGCGCGATGATGCAGCGTCCGGAGCTAATCGACGTTCTTGCCGATGAGCTGACCCCGGAGTCGTTCTATTTCGCAGACAACGCTGAGGTTTTCCGGGCGATCATGGCGGTACGCTCTGCCAACAAGGCGGTCGACTTCCTGACCGTAGCTGAGCAGCTTGGAGCGCTTCCTAGCGAGACCCCGGCACTGGCTTACTGCTGCGAGATCGTGAAGAACACTCCGAGTATTGCTAGCGCCTCGACCTATGCCCGTATCGTCCGTGAGCGCGCTGTTGATCGGGCACTGCATATCGCTGCCCAGGACATTTCCGAGATTGCCAGTTCGAGCCAGGAGACCGCTGAAAAGGTCTCTGCTGCTCATGCCGCAATCATGGCAGTGGATGCTGGCGAAACTAGCGTTGACGTTCAGAAGGCTTCAGATGTCCTGGCAACCCAGGTTGAGGTCTGGCAGCAGCGCCACGACCGCTATCGGAGCGGACAAACCCTGATGGGTATTTCTTCTGGGCTGACTGATCTCGACGCCAAGATCGGCGGGTTCCTGCCGGGCCAACTGATTGTCGTCGCTGGCCGACCAGCGATGGGCAAGACAACCTTCGCAATGTCCTGCTCGATCCATGCGGCGCTCAAGGAGCGGAAGTCAGTGCTGGCGCTTAGCCTTGAGATGAGCAATGGGCAGCTCATTGACCGCGCCGTTGCTTCAGTCGGAAAGATTCCGCTGAACATGATCCGAAACGGTACCGCATGCGAGGAGTACGGTGCCGAGCTGGGTGCCGCATCGCGGACTATCAGCATGTCCAGCTTGTACCTCGCGGACAAGCCAGCCCTGAATACGATCGGCCGAGTTCGCGCCATGGCGCGCCGTCACAAGATGCGCTATGGACTCGACATGCTGATGGTCGACTACCTGCAACTCATGGACGGGGAGGGGGAGAACCGCGTCAACGTCATCAGCTCAATCAGCCGCGGCTTCAAGCTCCTGGCAAACGAACTTGGCGTTCCTGTGATTCTCCTAAGCCAGCTTTCCCGAAAGTGTGAGGAGCGCCCTAACAAGCGCCCGATCCAGTCCGACCTCCGCGAATCCGGCGCCATTGAGCAGGACGCAGACATCATCCTCTTCGTCTACCGGGACGAGGTCTACAACGAGCATACCGAGTTCAAAGGGGTGGCCGAGATCATCGTCGCAAAGGGGCGCGACGTTGAAACGGGGACGGTACGTGCTGCGTTCTTGGGTCAGTACAACCGCTTTGAAAACCTATCCGCTGAATGGCGGCCTGCTGAGGCCGATAGGCCGCAGAAAGTAACTCGGCTGTCTGACCGCTATGGCAGCAAAGGAGCGGGCCAATGAAAGAGCAACGCTACAGAGACCCGAAGGCCGTACACGCCTGGAACAACGGAGAGGGCGGCAGGGCTGCCCGTAAGCGCTACGCGGAGCGTAACAAGGAAGCTATAAGGGCTCGCCTGGCTGCCCGCCTGAGTCGCAGCAACTCCGTCTCCAAGGCGCAGCTGATCGAAGAGGTCGCCCGGCTCCTTTCTTACGATGGCGAAACCGGCGAGCTTCGCTACTGCGATGCACCGCGGGAGATGTTCTCGACTCAATCGGCGTGGAAGCGCCACTCGACCTTCCTTGTCGGGAAGCCAGCAGGAAGCGTTCTGGAGAGCGGCGTGTGCCGCTATCTGAAAATCCAATACCAGCGTAAGCACCTTCAGGCACACCACGTGGCGTGGTTCATTTCCACTGGCCAGCACGTCCAGGATGGTTGGTTCATTGACCATATCAACGGCGATGGCCTGGATAACCGCATATGCAACCTGCGCCTGGTCTCCAGGCAGGAAAACATGCGGAACAAGCGGCTCTATCGGAACAAAACCATCAGGATATTTGGTGTTCTGCCAATTCGAGGGCAGCGCCTTCGTTACGAAGTGCGTATCGGTGGCGAAGCAGGTCAGGAGCGAGTCGGTATCTTCGATGACTTCTTCGAAGCCTGCTGTGCGCGAAAGTCGGCAGAAGTCCGTCATGGCTACCACGCCAACCACGGACGCCTGATGGAGGACTGCGACCCGCTCGCTGTCGTGAAGAGCATTTGGCCTGAAGGGAGGATCGAGCAGTGACGCCCGCAAAACAGGAGTCCCTCATGCAGGGACAGACCGGCATCGCGAAGAAGGTCTATGAGTGCGTACCGATCTCTGAGCCCTGGCGTTCGTTCCAGGTGCTCACCGCGCTCCGCAACATGACCGGAAGCACGCCGGACGTTCGGATTGTCCAGGGCTGTCTGCGCGATCTGGTCGATTCCGGACTGATCCGCCGCACTGGTACTGACCACTACCAACGAATCCAAGTCGAGAAAAAGACCAAGCCTCAGGAGCCGAAGATGGGCGAGCCCGCGAAGAAGATCGAAAACCAGTCCGAGCCGAAGCGCTCTGCTTCCCCGCTGGAGATGCTGGGAGAACTGGCAAACGAGCTCGCCGGCATGGCCGAGCACATGAAGCGCCTGTCTGATCGCATCGAGGACGTCGCTCTGGCAGTCGAGCAGGAACGCGAATCGAACGCCAAGTCGATGGAAAGCTATCGCCAGCTCAAGGCACTACTGAAGAGCCTGCAAGGGGAGGGCGAGTGACATGGATATCGTAGATATCGCCAACGACTACGCCGAGCGTGAACTTGCCGAACGGCTTAATGCCCGGGTCCAGTACATCCATTACTTGGGGGAGGGCCTGGCCGACTGCGACGACTGCGGCGAGGAGACTCCTGTGGCGCGGCGGGCACTCGTTCCTGGGGTTCGGAAGTGCCTTTCTTGCCAGGAATACTTGGAGGCAATCAATGGACGCTGAAAGCATCATCGGGCTTCGGGTGGGCAAGGTGGTTGTTGAAGCATTCTCCCACTGCGCCGGCAAGGCTTCCCATTGGGTTTGCCGTTGCGACTGCGGTAACCGAGTCATTATGCGCCGAGGAAACCTGATGAGAAACCGAACTACGACCAGTTGCGGTTGCTCTCGGTTTTCTCACGGGATGACCGGAACTCCAACGTACAGCTCATGGAGCAACATGATTGATCGCTGTACGAATCCCTCTAACAAGCGATATGTCGACTACCAAGGCAGAGGAATCACTGTTTGTGAAAGGTGGATGACGTTCTCCAACTTCCTGGCTGATATGGGCGAAAGGCCAGACGCCACCTCCCTTGATCGAATTGACAACGACGCAGGTTACTTCAAGGAAAACTGCCGCTGGGCAACTGCCTTAGAACAGATGAATAACACTAGAAGAAACACCTTCGTTGAGTATCTAGGTAGGCGGCAAACAGTTTCTCAGTGGGCAGGCCAGCTTGGTATTCCCGAATGCACTCTGCGCAGCCGGCTAAATCGTGGTTGGTCGATTGAAGATGCAATGCAGAAGCCTATCAGCAAGCAGCGCCGGGAGTGCAAGCAGAAGAAGGGAAAGCGCCGTGGCTGAACTCGCCCTTATCCGTACCGCCCAGGGATTGGTTCCGGCCACCGAGGCTGACCGTGAAACTGTCCAGAAGTGGAAGGCCGGCCAGGTCGTCCATGGAAAATTCACTCGGATGCGCAACGCCAAATTCCACGGGAAGTTCTTTGCGATGCTGGATTTGGCGTGGGAGTACTGGGAGCCGAAGGGCGGGCTGGTGCCGCGCCAGGAGATGCGCGGTATCCGCGGGCTTGCCAAGTACTTCGAGGATCTGAATGGCCGCCATGGCCAGTTGCAGAACGCCGTCGCTGCGTATATCGCCAAGCTTGAGGCTGATCGCGCCGACCGCTTCCCCGCAGTCGAGAAGAGCCGAGAGGCTTTCCGGGAGTGGATCACCATCGAGGCCGGGCACTTCCACCTGATCCATACCCCCGACGGTGTGCGCAAGGAGGCTAAGTCGATCAGTTGGGCCAGCATGGACGATACGGCCTTTGAGCCCCTCTACCGGGATGTGTTCGCGGCCTGCTGGCGGCTGGTCCTTTCCTCTCACTTCGAAACCGAGGCTGACGCCATGGCGGCGGCTGATCAGATGGGGACTTTCGCATGAGCAAGTTCAAGGTGGGCGACTTGGCGATGATCGTTGGCTGCATGGCGAACCCAGAAGACATCGGGAAGGTTGTTGAGCTCTACCAGTACGTGCTGAGAAACGAGGCTTTCATAGTCTCTGGCCATTACGCGCTATCTGGCGACGAAGGCTGGATTGTCACTGCCGACAACGTAATCGATACGACGGGAGTTCAGGGCTTTGTCCTTGTCAACGAGCGCCACCTTATGCCGCTGAAGGGAGATTTCCATCCCGAGCAGCAGAAGGCGAAGGAGGAAATCGTATGAATCCTCGCATTGGCGTTGCTCTGTGGGTTTTGGATCGCCATGAGTGGAACTGGAGGAAGCTGAATGAGTACGCCTTCATCATGCGCAAGAAGCTGGCCGCGAAGGCCGTCGCACTGATCGCCCATGACCGCATCTTGACCGACGAAATCCTTACTCGCGGGCTTCCTTCCTACTGGGACAGAGAAGCGAAGGAGGTGAAGGCGTGAATACTTTTATTGGCATCTGCCTGGGCTTTTTCCTTTGCATGTTCTTGAACGCTGCCATGCGCAACGAACGTGATAGCACCGATGCTCCTGGCGGACGCAGTGGAATGCGGCTGCACACTGACCACGCTACCGGCTTGCAGTATCTCAGTGTTCCAGGCGGGGGTATCACTCCGCGACTCGGGGTGGATGGGAAGCAAATGCGCGCGGATGGTGCCGAATGACCCTTTCCGCCCGCCAGCCAAAACCCAAAAAGTGCCAGAACACCGAGTGCGGCGCCAAGTTCATCCCGCAGCGCCTTGGCCAGTGCGTGTGCTCTCCTGCCTGCGCCCTGGCCATCAAGGAAAAGCACGCCAAGCCGGCGCGGAAGGCCATTGCCGACCGCGAGAGGAGGGAGATCAAGGTACGCAAGGAGAAGCTGAAGAATCACAGCGATTTCGTGAAGGATGCCGAGAAGGCGGTTCGTGACTACCGGCGAACCTACGAACTTTCCATCGGCAGCGGCTGCATAAGCTGCGGCAAGTCTCAGGCCGAGGTACTGGCCGAACAAGGCTGGAAGACTGGAGGTGCATTCGACGCAGGGCATTTTCTCGGAAAGGGGGCAAGGCCCGAGCACCGCCTGGAGCCATCCAACATATGGCTTCAATGCAAGGCCTGTAACGCGGGCTCAAGCAAGTACGCCAGGAAGGGGCTTACCGTTTCCCAGGGCTTCCGTGAGGGCTTGATCGAACGCATCGGCCTGGAGGCTGTAGAGGATCTGGAAGCCGATCACCTTCCCCGCAAGTACACCAACGACGAACTGAAGGCGATCACCGCCGAGTACCGCGCCAAGCTGCGCGAACTGAAGAGGGCAACGGCATGACTGTCTATCGCGACGCAGCGCACGCAATCGCTCGAATCATGAGCATCGAGACAATTGACGGGACGAATAAGGCTCTCTGGCAGCAGCAGTATGAATCGGGATATCAGGAAGAGCCTGTAGCGGCGAATCCCTGCCCACTCAGCGCTCAGGAACGACTGACCCAGGACGCGATGACACGTGCGATGATCCACCGCGAGTTACCGCCATCGCTCTGGTATGCGCTGGTTGCAAAGTACAGCATCAATGATGCCGAAGTGGTTGATGCCATCCGCTGGCTTGTTCCAAAGGCGGTCACGCCGGCACATCATCTGTTCCGCATGAAGTGCGTTACTGCCTGGGCGATCCCGCAGAAGCGCGGCGTGAAGGAGGGCGCCAAGACTTCCCGTCGCGGCCTTCCTGACTCGTTTTATCAGGTGCACACGTGGGATACCGATGGGACTCCAGAAGGCACTCTGCGGCGCTGGAAGCACCTTACAAACAAGTGGCTTGAGGAGCAGATAGACTTGGCATTCCGAGAAGTAACCACTTTGTTAGATAAAGATTCGCTTATTGTTCGTATCGCGGCATAAACTATTTGACAGTGAGCGAACAAGCGAACAGAATATATTCATCTTGCGGTAATTCCGCATAAAAGAGCCAACGTCGACTTTGTAGCGCGGGTGTGGGAAAAGCGAGGTGAACACCTCAAGTTTCTCTAGCTGCAATTTTGATAGGCCCAATCGGGCCACCTATCCATAGGGTTGCGACTACGCGGCCGGGATCGCCTTGGACACGCAGGCGTTAAAGTGAAGTGGGAGCCGGTGGAAGCCCGGCACGGAGTGAATGCGCAGGCTGATGCGCAGCAAGGAATACCCGACTGGATACGATGCTATCCGACACCGCCTTAAGTGGGGGTGACAGCAGGGCCAGTCATGCCGGAGATCAGCGCCGGTCACTCCAAATCACGCATGCGGCAGAAGAAAGCAAGGGTCACCACTGGTGATCAAGGCGAAAGCCGCGGCTCCTTGCTCTGCGGGCGTGACGCCGGCTAGTCCGGCACCTATTCCGCGGCTCTAGCTCAACTGGCAGAGCGCTGTCCTTCCGAGTCAGATGTTGCGGGTTCAAGTCCCGCGAGCCGCTCCAAACTCGATTCAATGACGTGTAGCTCAGAGGTAGAGCGGTCGGCTGTTACCCGACTGGTCGATGGTTCGATCCCATCCGCGTCAGCCAATAAGCCGGTATGGCGCAACAGGGAGCGCTGCTGATTTGTAATCAGAGGGTTGCGGGTTCGACTCCTGCTGCCGGCACCACACTACAAGGCCCAGGCAATGACCTGGGCTTTTCTGCATCTTGAGTACGTGAATATGGCCGAGCCGAGTGGTGCGGTAGCAGTCGCCGGCCTGGTCGGTATCGGTGCGTCTGCGTTGATCCCTGGCATTGATGCCAATGCAGTGATCGGGGCTTTTGCTGGGGCTATCTTCTTCGTGGTGTATGCCAAGGACATCTCGGCCTGGGCTCGCCTTGGCTACTTCGCTGCGTCCTGGATCGTTGGCTACTACGTCGCCGGCGAAGCCATTGGCCGGGAGTGGGCAAGGACATCGGGCCTGGTTGCCTTTGGTGGGGCATTGTTCTGCGTCGCAGTGGGCACCAGCTTGCTGGAGTGGGTGCAGGGGGGGAAGACGCCTGGTTGGCTCCGCTTCATAGCGGACCGCTTTGGAGGTCGTAATGGTTGACCCTTGGACTCTGGTGGCCGCGATGATTTGCGGCGCTATCTGCATGCGTCTGGCGACATACCGTCGTGAAGGCGCGAGGTATCGCCGGGGAGTTTCCTGGCTCGCCTATCTGCTGTGCGTTGGTAGCGGGTGCTTCGCTCTGAGCGTGATGCTCGATGCGCTCCATGGCTACAGGCTGAATCCTGTCTCCCCCTGGCTGACCTTGGTGCTGGCGATCCTGCTTGGTCTTGTCTGTCGCGCTCGGGGGAACCTGGCTCACATCCTGAGGGTGTATTGATGACCAAATGCACCTTCTGCAACAAGACGCGCGAATGGGCGAAGAAGTGGGCGCGGGTTGCCGTAGAGCGGGCGGCGTCTGCTATCGCCGCCAAGCCGAAGCAAGCTGGAGTTGATGATGAGCGATAGCCAGAAGTCTCTGTTGGTACTCAGCACCGACTTGGTTCTGTCCCAGGAGAGGGCCGAACAGTTGAGTGAGCGTCTCCAGCCGATAGCGGAGAGCCTTGGTTGCAAGCCTTTAGTCCTGAGTGGCGGTTTTCAGGTCGGCATCCATAGCGATATCCGCCCACTGCTCGGAGACCTGCTCGGCGAGCAGCGCAAGACCAACCAACTGTTGCACCTGCTGATCCAGGCTCTCGCCGAGGATGGTGATGATCCTGAAGCCGCGCCCACCAGCTACTTGAGTGGAGAGCCGATCTGATGTCGGTATTTATGGGATCCGCCAGGGAGACCCAGATAGCTTCTGTTCGGGTGCGCCGCGGCTGGTTTGGCAAGCTGATTGTTCAGGTTCGCTACAAGATAGAGCGCCCCGAAAGCCCGCTCCCTGGCCGGGAGTTGATCTACCACGTATGCGGGCTCTCCCGTTGGCGAGATGCCAACGCAAATGATTTCGCCGAAGCCCTGATGGTCGCGAAGCTCATCGGGATGTCTGATGAAGGAAATCCCTCATGAAGAGTCACCCGATCCCTGCAGGAGTCGAGGTCAACACCAATCGGCCCTGGACGCCTGATGACATTGCTGGGTACAGCGGCGAGGTAGTGAGTGCCATGAAGGTTCTCGAGCCTCTGCTGCGCTCCGGACTGCTGGCGCTCCATCCTGATGAATGGCAAGGCGGAAAGCTCTCGTTCCTCAGACCGGCACAAGCTAGGCGGCAAGGCTGGAACCCGCAGGATCAGGCAGCCGGCAATCAGGTGTCTGGAAGTGCCTGACCTCCCTCAGCGTCACACCAAGCCAAAGGTCAAGGGAGTGACCAAGCACGAGGTAGAGGACAAGGCATGGGGGAACGGACGTGGTGGCAGGCCATGGCGTCGTAAGCGAGAGCGCATCCTCAAGCGAGATGGCTACATGTGCCAGTGCCCAGAGTGCAAGGGAATGAAGAGGATCGCCACAGAGGTGGACCACATCATCCCGCTGAGCCAGGGCGGCACAGACGATGACTCCAACCTGATGGCTATTGCTGGCTACCCGTGTCATGCGAGGAAGACGGCGAGGGAGTCGGCGGCATCTAGGAAATAGTCGGGCTAACCCACCGAGCGGACACGACGATTCGAGATATTTAAGAATAATGGCAGTGGTTTTCACTAGATTCGTGCGGTTTTACCGAAAAATCGAATTAAATGAGAAAAAGTCTCATTTATAGGGGTGGGGCGGGTCAAAACCTTAGAACCTTTCGCTAGGACACCGCGCCCCCAAGTCACTTTCCATTTCCACAGAATTTAGGTTTCAAGATGGCACGACACAAACAGCCAGATGTCGTCGCCAAGTTCAAAGGCGCCGACAAGAAAAACCCCCAGCGCTACCGGCAGGAGTCGGCAAAGGGAGAGGGGGAGGTCGGCGAAGCGCCCATCCATCTGCAAGGCCCCGCTCGTCTCGCATGGAAAGAGTTGTGCGCTCAGTCGATCAAGGGCGTTCTGACGGGATCGGACCGGATCATCCTGGAGGTCACCGCGAACTTGCTCGCTGAATACCGTGCCAACCCGACAGAGTTCGCGGTTGGCAAGTACACCCATCTGATCGGAAACCTGGCCCGGCTTGGACTAACGCCGTCCGACCGCCAGAAGTTCGGCCTGGAAAAGCCGAAGGAGAAGGACGAGTTCGAGGATTTCTGAGATGACCCCCAGCGACATTGCGCGACAGTACGCTAGCGATGTCGTGGGTGGGGGCATCGTTGCGTGCCGGTATGTGAAGTTTGCATGCCAGCGCTTCCTGAATGACTTGGACCGCCAGGGCGATGACGATTGGCCATACGTTTTCGATGAGGCCAAGGCAGATCGTGCTGTCAAGTTCATGCAGCTCATGCCTCACACCAAAGGCAAATGGAGCGCTTCGAAGTCGAAGCTAGTGTTCGAGCCTTGGCAGGTATTCATCGAGGCCAACATCTTCGGCTGGGTGAAGAAGGAAACCGGCAAGCGCAGGTTCCGCGAGGCCTACGAAGAGATTCCCAGGAAGAACGGGAAGTCGGCCCGTCTTGCCGCACGAGGCATTTACCTATTCGCCGCAGATGGAGAGTCGGGGGCCGAGGTCTACTCCGGCGCCACCACCGAGAAGCAGGCCTTCGAGGTTTTCCGTCCGGCGTGGATGATGGCGCACAAGCTGGAGAACCTGCGTAACCGATTCGGTATCGAGCTTTCTGGCAACCAGAAGAACCCTGGCCCCATGTTCGTCATGGAGGACATGTCGAAGTTCGAGACGGTTATCGGCAACCCAGGGGACGGTGCGAGTCCCCATGCTGCCCTGGTGGACGAGTACCACGAACACGACACGGATGCCCTGGTTGACACCATGCAGACCGGCATGGGGGCACGAGAACAGCCATTGCTGTCGATCATTACGACGGCGGGATCGAATCTCGGCGGACCCTGCTACGAGAAGCGACGGGATGTGATCCGCATTCTCGAGGGTCAGACGATCGATGAGACGATTTTCGGGATCATCTACACGATCGACGAGGATGATCCGTGGGATGACCCGGCCAGCCTGATCAAGGCCAATCCGAATTACGGAGTGTCGGTATTCCCTGACTTCCTCCTGGCCCAGCTCCAGCAGGCCAAGCGTTCGGCGTCGAAGCAGAACGCCTTCCGCACCAAGCACCTGAACCAGTGGGTGGGAGCTAGGACGGTCTGGATGAACATGCTGGCCTGGCAGCGGCAGAAGCGCGACTTCACGATTGCGGACATGGCCGGCTGCCGCTGCTGGATGGCTTTGGACCTGGCGAGCAAGAAAGACGTGGCCGCCCTGGTGATGCTGTTCGAGAAGGCGGGACAGTTCTACTGCATTCCCCGCTTCTACGCTCCAGAGGCTGCCGCCGAGGAAAACGAGAAGTATCAGAACTTCGCGCTTGAGGGTCACCTGGTCCTGACTCCAGGAAGCATGACGGACTACGCCTTTATCGAGGCAGACATCCTTGACCTAGCAAAACAGATCGACCTACAGGATGCCGCTTTCGACGACTGGCAGGCCAACTACCTGATCACACGCCTCTCGAACACCTCAATCCCGGTCGTGGACTTCAACCAGACGGTGAAGAACATGAGCGACCCGATGAAGGAGGTGGAGGCGAGGGTGATAGCGCGGACGCTCTGGCATGACGGAAACCCAGTCATGACCTGGATGATGGGCAACGTGGCGGCAAAGATCGATGCCAAGGAAAACATCTACCCGCGCAAGGAAAACGACAACGACCCCAACTGCAAGATCGACGGTCCAGTGACCTTGATCATGGCTATGGGGCGCGCCCTGGTTGCCGGCGTTGATGACGGCGACGACTTCATGAACGCCATACGGAACCCGATCATCGCATGAACATCGCTACTGGCCTCTACCTCTTCTTCGGCGTCCTTGGTCTGGCTCTTTTCGTAGTTGGAACCTTCGTGCTGCTGGGGCTCGGCTGGGCGCTCATTTCCGGTGCGGCGTCGGCGTTCGCCATCGCGGCGTTCATTCGCAAGGGGCTAACCAGTGAGTAAGAGTCTCGGAAAAGTCCTGAGCAGTGCTACGTCTGCGCCCAGGTCCTCATTGTTCGGCTGGGGGGATAAGACCATACGCCTGACAGATGGCGCATTCTGGTCGCAGTTCCTGGGGCGAGAGTCGTCTAGCGGGAAAAAGGTCACTGTCGACAAGGCAATGAAGCTGTCTGCGGTATGGGCTTGCGTTCGCTTGATCTCTACTTCTGTCGCCGGTCTTCCGCTTGGAGTGTACGAGCGGAAAGCGGACGGAAGCAGAGTCGATGCTCGGTCGTTCCCGCTCTACGATGTTGTTCACAACAGCCCCAATGACGACATGACGGCCTTCCAGTTCTGGCAGGCCATGGTCGCATCAATGCTGCTTTGGGGGAACGCATACGCGGAGATTCGCCGCGCTGCGGGCAGACCGGCTGCGTTGGACTTCCTGCTTCCATCGAGGATCGACCTGGAGTGTGATGACAACGGTCGGCTGAAGTACTTCTATACGCCAAAGAAGGGGGCTCGTAGAGAGATCGAGCGTACCAACATGCTGCACATCCCGGCGTTCACGCTGGATGGTCGAATTGGTCTCTCTGCAATCAGGTACGGAGTTGATGTCTTCGGCTCGGTCATGTCGGCGGAGGACGCAGCCAACGGCACATTCAAGAACGGACTTCTACCCACGGTCGCCTTCAAGGTTGATCGCATTCTCCAGCCTGCGCAGCGGGAGGAGTTCAGGGAGTATGTGAAGTCCGTATCGGGCGCGATGAACTCCGGAAGATCCCCGGTTCTGGAGCAGGGGATTACCCCTGAAACCATCGGCATCAATCCGGTCGATGCTCAGTTGCTGGAGACGCGAGAGCATGGCGTGATCGAGATTTGCAGATGGTTCGGGGTGCCGCCCTGGATGATTGGCCAGACCGACAAGGGGAGCAACTGGGGGACAGGGCTTGAACAGCAGATGCTCGCGTTCCTGACATTCTCTATCAGTTCGATCACCAATCAGATTCAGCAGTGCGTCAACAAGCGACTGCTAACTGCGCCCGAGCGGATTCGCTATTACGCCGAGTTCTCCCTTGAGGGGTTCCTGAAGGCTGATAGCGCTGGTCGCGCTGCCTGGTACAGCACCATGGCGCAAAACGGTTTCATGACCCGTAACGAAGGTCGGCGGAAAGAGAACCTTCCAGAACTCCCCGGCGGAGACATTCTCACCGTCCAATCCAACCTGGTCCCCCTCGATCAACTGGGGGGGGCAACGAAAGAAAGCTCTCCGCCGTAGAGGCGGTTCAAAAGGCCTACCTCGGCGTTGGGAAGATGATCACCGCCGACGAGGCGCGGCAGCTCGTAAATCAGCATGGTGCAGGACTGAAAGTTCCTGGGCCCGACTTCGAAGAAACACAGGAGTAACCCATGACTCTGCGAAATCTTCCGGCAGCGCCGGAGGCTCGCCCGCGCTCGGGCGTCCAGTGCGACCTGGCGCCCAAAGCGCTAGATGCATGGCGTCCTGAGCTTCGAGCAGCTTCTGGCGATAACCCGGACTCCACGATCACCATCTACGAGCCGATTGGCTACGACTGGTGGACCGGTGAAGGTGTCACGGCAAAACGCATTGCTGGCGCTCTGCGCGCCATAGGCAGCGATGTCGATGTGACCGTGAATATCAACAGCCCCGGCGGCGATGTGTTCGAAGGCCTGGCCATTTACAACCTGCTGCGCGAGCACAAGGGCAAGGTCACGGTGAACATCATCGGCCTGGCCGCCTCTGCCGCATCTTTCATCGCCATGGCGGGGGATGAAATCCGCATCGGCCGCGCCGCCTTCCTGATGATCCATAACGCCTGGCTGATCGCCATGGGTAATCGGAATGATCTCCGGGAGATAGCCGATTGGCTGGAGCCATTCGACATGACGCTGGCTGACATTTACGCACAGCGCACGGGAATCGACATCGACGACATCGTGAAGCAGATGGACGCCGAGACCTGGATCGGTGGGCGCGAAGCCGTCGACAAGGGGTGGGCAGATGCCTTCCTGGAGTCCGACGAGATCTCCAGCGCTCCCAGCAACCGCAGCGAAGCCATCCTGGCCAAGCGCCGAATGGATGCCGCCCTGGCTCGCAGCGGCATGCCGCGAAGCCAGCGCAATGAACTCATCAACGACTTCAAGACCAGCATGCTTGGCGCTGCTGGCGGGGGTGGTGACACCCCGACCGATATGCCTGGCGCTGTCGCTCCTGACCTCTCCGCTGCACTACGGGCAGCACAAGACATCACCAAATTCCTCCAAGGAGAACCGCAATGAGCGACTTCGAAAAACAAATCGGCGAACTGAACGCCAGCCTCAAGCAGGTCGGGGACCAAATCAAGTCCCAGGCCGAACAGGTAAACACCCAAATCGCCAATTTCGGCGAAATGAACAAGGAAACCCGCGCCAAGGTCGACGAACTGCTGACTGCCCAGGGCGAACTGCAAGCACGACTGAGCGCCGCGGAACAAGCCATGCTGGCCAACGAGAAGCGTGACGGCGGCGAGGAAGCACCGAAGACCGCCGGCCAAATGGTCGCAGAGAGCCTGAAAGAGCAGGGTGTAACCAGCTCCCTGCGCGGCTCGCATCGCGTATCCATGCCGCGCTCGGCCATCACCTCCATCGACGGCTCTGGCGGCGCCCTGGTGGCTCCTGATCGTCGCCCCGGTGTCGTTGCCGCTCCGCAGCGTCGACTGACCATCCGCGACCTGGTTGCGCCTGGCACCACTGAGTCGAACTCCGTCGAGTACGTCCGCGAGACCGGCTTCGTCAACAATGCCGCTCCTGTTTCGGAAAACACCCAGAAGCCGTACTCCGACCTCAGCTTCGAGCTGGAAAACGCGCCGGTTCGCACCATTGCGCACCTGTTCAAGGCAAGTCGCCAGATCCTGGACGACGCATCGGCCTTGCAGAGCTACATCGATGCGCGTGCTCGTTACGGCCTGATGCTGGTCGAAGAAGGTCAACTGCTCTACGGGAACGGGACCGGCGCCAACCTGCACGGCATCATTCCGCGGGCACAGGCCTACGCGCCGCCGAGTGGCGTAGTGGTAACCGCCGAGCAGCGAATCGATCGCATCCGCTTGGCGATCCTTCAGGCGCAACTGGCCGAGTTCCCGGCCAGCGGTATCGTGCTCAACCCCATCGACTGGGCGCTGATCGAGCTGACCAAGGACGCCGAGAACCGCTACATCATCGGCAGCCCGCAGAACGGCACCACTCCGACCCTCTGGCGTCTGCCGGTGGTGGAAACCCAGGCCATCACTCAGGACGAGTTCCTGACCGGTGCGTTCTCTCTCGGCGCCCAGATCTTCGACCGCATGGACATCGAGGTTCTGGTTTCCACCGAGAACGACAAGGACTTCGAGAACAACATGGTCACCATCCGCGCCGAAGAGCGACTGGCCTTCGCGGTCTATCGCCCCGAAGCGTTCGTCACTGGCTCGCTGACCGCCAGCTGATTGGAAGGGGCCGGTCTCCCGGCCCTCTTTCTTTGAGGTGACTATGCCTGACGTAATGATCAAGCCAATTCGCTCATACCTGGACGGCGGTCGCGTGAGAAAGGCTGGCGGTGATGCATACCTTGCATCCGAGCACCTGGCGCGCCAGTTGGTGGCCCGAGGCTTGTGCCAGATTGTGGAATCAGAGATCCCAAAGCCTGTGGCTGGCGAGTCGCTGTCTGCCTCGCAAGTGGCCCCAGCCTCACAGCAGAAGACTGCGAACGAGTCCGAGAGTGGCGAAACTCCTCGCCGCAGAGGGCGGCCATCTGCACGAACACAACGTTCCGACTGACCCCCTGGGCTGATGCGCTGTGGGCAATGGATAAGGTCTGGTGGGAGAGATACGCCGCGGAGGCTAAAGCAAACTTCTGTGGCGAGCTTCTGACACTCAGCGCCAATCCCTTCGGAATCAAGACGGAGCGCATCGAGCACTACAGGAACTCAGGCGGCGGCGCAGTTTCCTTGGCCATCGCCAGGGGTGCTAAACGCATCATCCTGCTGGGCTATGACATGCAGAAAACCAATGGCCAATCGCACTGGCACGGCGACCACCCGAAGGGGCTTGGGAGCGCCGGCAAGATCGCGGAGTGGCCGTCCGAGTTCGAGCGCCTGAAGCGCAACAACCCGACAATCGAAATCATCAATTGCACTCGCGAAACAGCGCTGACCTGCTTCGCTCGACGCCCGCTGGAGGAAGTGCTGAATGAGCATGATCCCGCTTGATACAGCAAAGTCCTTCCTTGATGTGATCCATGATTCGGATGACGTCAAGATCCAGTTGTTGCTGGATAGCGCCGAGGACGAAGCGCGCCAGTTCATGTCACGCCAGTCTCTGGATGGGCTGTGTAACTGCGAGGTTAGCAGCGAGGCCGTTAGCAGTGAGCCCGGATTGCCGCCCAGCGTGGTTGTTGGGGTTCTGCTGCTGCTCCAGGCCAACTATCAGGCCGCCCCAGATGAAGTCGACACCCTGCGCAAGGCTGCCGAAGTCAAGCTCATGCCGTACCGCTGCGGGCTGGGGGTTTGAATGTATTGCTCCTATTGCGGAAGCAATGCGCACACGAAAGCGCTCTGCCCAAGCACCTATTCCGGCAGTGCCCGGCGCGCAAATCTCCGCTGCACCTATTGCGGCGCGAAGGATCACGACATCAAGGCGTGCCCGAAAACCTACTCCGGCAATGCGGCCAGGGCTTGGCATCCCGAATCCGTGAAAGATCATTTCTACGGAGACTGACATGCTCGCCTACCGCATGCGCCACCGCATCGAGTTCCAGCGTCAGGTGCATACCCAAGATCCGGTGACCGGCGAGGTGATAACGACCTGGGAGGCCGTTCTGTTTTCCGGTCGCTTCGATGTCCCCGCAGAGGTGCTGACAGGCCCCGGCCGTGAACTGATCGCTGCCGATGCGCAACAGGCAGAGACCACTGCTCGCATTAACTGCCGATGGTTCCCGGTTGACCGCCTGGAGCTCTACACCTGGCGAATCCTCTGGGATGGCCGGGTTTACAACATCACCAGTGCAGAGACCGATGCCACTGCTCGCCGTGAGTGGCGCTTGCGCTGCTCCGATGGCCTGACTGACGGCCAGTAACGATTTCGCCCGCAAGGGCACCCAACACGCAGCTAGGCCCGTACAGCCGAACGGCGGATGTCGCTCATCCGTCCGCCCCGCTGCGTTTCTATTCGCCTGATGAGCGAGGTAACGATATGAGCAGCAACGTCATTCCATTTCACTACCAAGGCAAACCGGTGCGTTTCAATAGCGATGGATGGATTAACGCAACCGACATCGCAGCAGCTCACGGCATGCGACTGGACAACTGGCTGCGCAACAAGGAAACCGAAGCCTACATCGAGGCGCTTGCTCGCCATCTAAATACCTCGGATTCGAGGGATTTGATTCGCGGCCAACGTGGGCGCGGCGGTGGCACCTGGCTTCACCCAAAGCTGGCCGTGGCATTCGCTCGCTGGATATCGCCCGACTTTGCTGTCTGGGCAGACCTACACATTGACGCACTGCTGCGCGGTGAGCTGACCGAGAAACAGGCGTTCGACCGGGCGTGCAAGCAGCTTGAGGATGGGCGCCAATTGGCCAGCCTTCACGGTAAAGGGCTTGCGGATTGGAAGTTCAAAAAACCTATGTTGGAACATCGCGTGGACGAAATGCGCGACCGCCTGCAGATGGTGCTCGGGCTAGAAGCCGCCTAACCCCGCCCTGACGAACGAAAGCCCGCCTTGAGCGGGCTTCGTCGTTTCTGGAGTAGAGAAATCTTGTTCATTCGCGGAATGCTCGGCCTTGGTGACAATATCTACGCGCGCGCGTTCGTGAAGAAGCACCGGGGCGCCTATCTCGAAACGCCATGGCCGCAACTCTATTCAGACATCGATGTGAAATGCGTGCGTCCATGCACCCAACTTCGCACGCAAGCGAAGAACGTCCAGCGCCCGGCGCAGTGGCACAAGCCTTTCGGTGGTGGACAATTACGAATCGCATACGGACAGATGCCGATCATCCAGGGCTTGCGACAAGCTTTCCGGTGCGAGCCCGGTGCGTTCGATTTGCCTGACTTCGGCCCGTCGCCGGTCAATGGCCGCTATGTGCTGGTTCGCCCAGCCACGGTTCGCGCTGAGTGGCGTGCAGACACGCGCAACCCACTGCCTGAGTACATCGCCAGCGCTGCCGAAGAGATGCGCCGCAGGGGCTGGAAAGTGGTTTCCGTGGCGGACCTGGAGCCGGGAAAGGAGTGGGCGCTCGATCCACTTCCGCCGGCTGACATCCAGTTCCACAAGGGCGAACTTCCGGTTGAACAACTGCTGGCGCTGCTCCAGCACGCAGATGCCGTGATTGGCGGCATCGGCTGGATTGTTCCGGCCAGCATCGCCGCCAAGGTTCCGGCCTGGATCATCTGCGGCGGTCAGGGCGGCTACAACTCGCCTGAACACATCACCGACAAATGCATGGACCTGTCCCGCATCACCTTCGCGGTTCCCGACAGGTTCTGCCGCTGCACCATGAAACAGCACAACTGCGACAAAAGGATCACCGATCATGACCAACGCTTTGCCGCCTGGGCTGACCGACTGCCTGCTCTGGTCTGAAGAGCTTGGCATGGGCTTCCACCCGCGTCCTCCGATGGACTATAGCGGGCCGTATTTCGAGAAGTACCAGCTGCTTGACGCTACCCCGATGGGCGCTGCGCTGACTCAGTGCCGCATCGATCTGGTGCGCCGTCACTTTGCCGGACAGGTGGTAGATATCGGTATCGGCGGAGGCCGTTTCGTCACAGAGTCCGGCGCGATGGGCTTTGACGTGAATCCGGAAGCGGTGGCTTGGCTGAGGGCGCAGGAGCGCTATTACGATCCGTACCAGCACCACGCAGAAGCTGTGACCTGCTGGGACAGCCTGGAGCACATCCCGGAGCCGGAGAAACTGCTGGGCCACGTTGGCGAGTGGCTGTTCGTGTCGATGCCGATTTATAAGGATCAGGCTGACTGCCTGGCCTCCAAGCATTACAAGCCGGGTGAGCATTGCTGGTATTGGAGCCTTCCGGGCCTGGTTGCCTGGTGCGAGCGGCATGGCTTCGAACTGGTGGAGATGAACCAGGCGGAATCCGACCTTGGCCGAGAAGGCATCACCAGCTTTGCGTTCCGGAGGGTCCATGGCTGACGGCGTTGAGTTTAACATCACCGGGCTTGAAGGCGTGCTCGAGAAACTCAGAACTCTTGGCCCGCGACTTCAAAAGAACGGCCTGAGAAAAGCAGCCCGCAGGGCGATGAACATTGTCAGAGATGCCGCACGAGAAAGGGCGCGACTTGTCGATGATCCCGAAACACCAGAGAAAATCTGGAAGAACATCATCACTCAAGAGTCCGCCAAGCAGGGGCGGCGTGAGGGGGGAGTGGTGATGAAGGTTGGAGTGCGCGGTGGTGCTGGTCGAAACCAGTACAGCAAGGATGCAAGCGGAAATCCTGGTGGCGACACCAGACACTGGCGCTACTTGGAGTTAGGCACCAAGTACTCGCCGGCCAAGCCTTTCATGCGGCCTGCTCTGTCTCAAAACATTGAGCCCGTTACTGAAAAATTCATATCCGAGCTTGATGGCGAAATAGACAAGGCTCTAAGGGGAAGGTGATGCATCCGCCAATCTTTAAGGTCTGCTCAAGTAGCCCCGCTGTTACTGCGATCCTTGGCGCGTCCCCGCTGAGGATGTACCAGTTTGGCCTGGCCCCCCAACTCGTCGTCAAACCGTATGCAACATGGCAGACCATATCGGGGTCGCCGGAGAACTACCTGTGGGGCCGCCCTGACGCCGATGGGTTCACCATCCAGGTGGACATTTTCTCAACCACCGCTGCGGAAGCCAGAGATGCAGCAAAGGCCATCAGGGACGCAATTGAGCTTTCAGCTTATGTAGTCCGCTGGGGAGGAGAGTCTGTTGACCCTGAAACCAAGACCTACCGAGTTAGCTTTGACATCGACTGGATAGTCCAGCGATAGACACCTAAACCGATCAGCCCGCCACCGCGCGGGTTTTTATTGCTTGCTACAGGAGAAGACGCTATGTCGATGCTTACCCAAGGAACTCAGGTCTATGCCCTTGTTCCGCCCCCCTCTGGATCTGGTCCTTTTACGGTGATGGAGATCGAGTGCGCAACCTCGTTTAACCCTGGCGGTAACCCGGCAGACCAGATCGAGGATCCTTGCCTGAGTGAAACCTCGCGCAAATACAAGAAGGGCATGCGCACCCCTGGTCAGGCCACTCTCGGACTGAACGCAGATCCGCGGAATGCGAGCCATGTTCGGCTTTTTCAGCTCTCAGAGGATGACAGTGACCAGGATATTGTCTTTGCTGTCGGCTGGTCAGATGGTGTCGGTGTAAGCCCGTCCGCAGATCAAGACAGCACTGGCGACTGGGACTTTGATCTTCCGCCGACGCGTACATGGTTCGTTTTCCGTGGTTACGTCAGCGACTTCCCGTTCGATTTTGCAGCCAACACCCTGGTCGCCACCCAGGCCACGATCCAGCGCTCTGGCGCAGGGCAGTGGATTACGAAAACCGCGTAAGGAGCAGATATGAAACTAGCCGATCTGGTGGCCGCTGGCGCGGTCCTTGGCGATGGACTGGTGAAGAAAAGCATCACCTGGACGCACACTCCGCCGGGCAAGAAAAAGGCGGTCACGGACACCTTCGACGTGTTCATCAAACGCAGCAGTTTCGGTGCCATGGAACGCCTGTTCGCCCAAGACGACGACAAGAAGAGCCAGAATGCGCGTTACCTGGCTGAGAGCGTCAGACTGGGCGAGGGTGGCGAGGAAGAGATTCCCTACGAAACTGCGTTCAACCTCGACCCTGCGTTGGGCTTCCTGCTCTTGCAGGCTGTCGCGGAGGTAAATGGCACGGCGCCGGGTGACGAAAAAAACTGACGCCCGCCGATGAGGTTTGGCATGAACTCGTGCTGAACGGCATCGGCGGTTGCACCATTCGCGAGGCGAAGGAGCGCATCGACTACGATGAGTACAGGGCGTGGGTTGCCTACCTGAAAAAGCGTGGCTCCCTCAACGGGAGCTATCGCCTGGAGTGGGTGCTGGCTCAGTTAGCCGCGATTCAGGCCAAGGTAGGGGGTGTGAAGTGCGAACCCGACGACTTCCGCCCCCATGTTCGGGGGCCGGTAGAGCCGGTGGGTATCTCGCTCGAGCAAGCCATGGCCGCATGGGTTTGACCTGGCAAGGATGCCGGGTTCCTGTGCTGGCGCTCCGGTTGGCGAGGATGCTGGCTCCGTGCTAGATTCCGGGCGATCACCACCGGGAGGGTTGTTAATGCGTAATATATTGGTTGCTTCAATAGTTCTAACTGCTGTTTTAAGTGGATGCGCCTCTAGTGGAAAAGAGATTACGCAGGAGCAGGTGGATAGAATTGTGCAGGGACAAACAACTCAGGATCAGTTGATTTCGATTTTTGGCAAGCCCATGGCGGAACAATACAATTCAGATGGGAGCCGTGTACTTACCTGGGGGTATGCCTATGTTGGGTTTATGGGGGCTGGCACAGAAACCCAGGGGCTTTCGGTAATTCTTGGTCCAGATGGAAAGGTTACAGGGTATAGCAGGGCAGGTTCCTCTCCATCCCCTGCAAGATTTGGTCGGTAAGCTGTTTTAGTTTCTGATTTAATCGGCAGGTAAGATATGTTTGAGGAAGTTTATAATAATTGGGTTTCTATTTTGTTTTTCGGGGTTTGGTTGGCGTCAATCTCTGCGTATCTGGCAGCATCTCGCAGAAGAAGTATAGCCCTATGGTTTGTCTTTGGTTTCTTCGCTCCGATAATCGCCATACCTCTTATATTTATTCTAGGGGAAGATAAGCAAGCGTCTGAACGCTCGTCTCGTCAGGCCGCAGTGGATGTCGGTATATCGAATGGTTTTAAGAAATGCCCATATTGCGCGGAAGCCGTCAGAGAGGAGGCTAAGCTATGCCGACATTGTCGGTCTGAGATATGAGATATGGGCATGTCTGTACTGGCATCGGCCAAACTAAAATTGGCCGAAAATCATATTCAATGGGGATGATTATCTGAAGAAGTAGAAAATCCCTATGCAAGCCGCCTTCGGGCGGTTTTTTATTGTCCGGAGAAAAGCTAAATGGCCTCTCGCTCCCTTGGTGTGCTGACGCTCGACCTCATTGCGCGCATTGGGGGATTTCAGCAGAACATGAATCGTGCAGCCCAGGATACTGCGCGCAGTATGGGGCGGATCGAGCAAAGCACGCAGCGGGCGAGTTCGACGGCAGTTAGCGCTATCAAGTCTATTGGTGTTGCGGCGGCTGCTTATCTGAGCGCCCGAGAACTTGTTGGATATTCGCAAGCCTGGGTCTCTATTGAGAACCGCATCAAGCAGGTCAGCGAAAGTCAGGCTCAGTTCAGTCAGTCGATGGATGCAGTGTATTCCGTCGCTCAGAATGCGCAGTCATCTTTGGAGGGCACTGCGGAGCTGTACCAGAGGATTGCCGCTTCAACTGGCGACCTCGGGGTAAATCAACAGCAAGTTGTCCAGGTGACCCAGAACATCAGCAAGGCCATGTCGGCCAGTGGTGTTTCCGCTGCCGCTGCGGAAGGTGCGCTGGTGCAACTCGGACAGGCCTTTGCCTCTGGCGTGCTCCGAGGACAGGAGTTGAACTCGGTACTTGAGCAGGCTCCAGGCCTGGCCCAAGCCGTCGCAAACGGTCTCGGGGTTGCGGTTGGAGACCTTCGAAAGCTTGGCGAACAGGGCAAGCTGACTTCCAAGCAGGTCTTCGAGGCGATCCTGTCTCAAACACGCGCTATTGATGACCAGTTTGCGCGCGCCCAGACCACTATCGCTGGCGCGTTTCAAGTGTTGGAGAACAGCGCGACCAAAGCGATCGGCAGCCTAGATAGCACTCTCGGGGTGTCCAAGGCTTTTACGGAAGCCATGGTTTCCCTGTCGAAGTCGCTTGACTCTACGGGCGTACAGGCCTTCGTCCAGGTCCTGAATACTGGGCTGTATCTGGCGATCGGACGTACTGCTGGCGCTCTGGTAAGCGCGACGGCTGCCAAGATCGCAGACGCCAAGGCGACCCAGGAGCAGACCTATGCTGCGTCGGTTGCTGCGGCCGGAGAGGTGCGACGCGCCCAGGCGGTCAAGGCCGAGGCCGTTGCTGAGTTAGACCGAGCCCGCCAAGCCGTGGCTTCTGCTCGTGCACAGGTGGCTGCTGATCGGGAGCGGCAAGCCTCCGAAATCTCTCGTTTGCGGGCCGTACAGGCATCGCTTGTGGCTGAGCGCGAACTCGAAGGTCAGCGGCTGAAGGCCCAAATCACAGAGATTGGCCGACAGCAGTCTGTCGCTCGAATGGCCGAGTTACGGCTATCCGAAACGGCCATCATCAAGCAGCTTCAGGCTGCCGAGGCGCAATTGACGGCCACCTCCGTGGCGGGCTCGCAGGCGGTTACCGCAGCCCTTGCTCAGCGAGTGTCTGCAACCGAAGCGCTTTCTGCGGCGAACTTGCAACTTACCGCAACTCAAACTGCCTCGACGGCCGCAATGGGCCGATGGTTCGCGGCCAGCACAGCTTTGGGGGCAGGGTTAAATGCCCTGAGAACAGCAGGCGCGGGGATTCTCAGGATTGCTGCTGGATGGCCGGGGCTGATCATCTCGCTGGGGATGGTAGCCTTGTCCTTCGTCGATTTCGGGGACAAGGCCGAGAGTAATGCTGGTCGTGCGGCCAATGCTTTCGAAGACGCCTCCACCCGCATCCGTCAGGCCGCTCGGACGATGATTCCGGAGGATCTTTCCGGGCTCAGCTATGAGCAGTTGAAGCAGCAGTTGGCGGGCCTTCAGGATCAATTGAAGGATGCCGAGGCGCTTCAGGAGCGGTTCCAGAAGGGCGTTGACGACAATACCGACGTTCCGTTTGGTCCTTCGCTGGACGAGGCAAAGGAGAAAGCAGAGTCCTTGCGCCTTGCCATCCAGAAGACACAGCGAGAACTGGACGGTGCAAGGTTCGCTTCGGATAAGGCTGGCGCGAGCTATCTGGATAATTTGCAGAAGCAGAGCGTTGTCGCCGGCAAACTGACCGAGGTAGAGAAGCTCCGTGCCCAGGTCAACGCTGGCATCCTGAAGCTAAGTCCTGACGATGAAAAGCGCGCCCTGGCCTATGCCGCAGCCGTGGACAAGGCGAATGCCTCGACCAAGTCCCAGAAGGACCTGTTGAAGGACTCTGCGAAGGGGCTGAAGCAGGCTGAGGAGCGGTATCGGGACCTCAAGAAGGAGATAGACCCTACCGCGACTGCGACGGACGAGTACAGGAAGAACATCGAAGCCCTCAACATCCTGAAGGACAGGGGAAAGATCACGAGCCAGGAGTATGCGAAGGGAATCGACTGGGCGGCCAAGTCGTTCAACTCCGCAGTGGACGCGGCTAATCCGTTCGTGAAGCGGCTCAGAGAGATCAAGTCCGCGATGGACGAGAGCTTGGGCAATCTCAAGCTCGAAGGGCAACGCGAAATCCTCGGGATGGGGATGAGCGATAGCCAGAGGGGGCTGTTCGACAAGCTGAACGAGGAGAATGACCGTTACGCCAAGGCCCGCAGGGATCTTGCCGACCGCTACGCAGACAGATCGGTCGGGATGAGCGACGACGAGTACCAGCAGGAACTTCAGGCTCAGCAGAAACACCATGAGCAAATGCTGGAGCAGTTGCAGGCAAACTACGATGCTCGACTTGAGGCCCAGGGGGACTGGGTGTCTGGAGCCCGCTCCGCATGGGAAACCTACGTGGAGGATGCACAGAATTACTCGAAGCAGGCCTCTGACTTCGTGTCTGGCGCACTTGGCGATGCTACCAACGGCTTGGGCGATGCAATCACCGATATCGTCACGCGGACCAAGAGCCTCGGAGATGCGTTCGGTGACATGGCTGCGGACCTGGCTAAGTCGGTCATCAAGGCCCTGGCTGACATGGCCGCCCAGTGGCTTGTCTACCAGGCGGTGCAGTTGGTCGTAGGGAAGACGGCTCAATCGACTGCGGCAATCGGGCTGGTCGCCAATGCTCAGGCAACGGCGTTCCAGGCACAGCTAGCAGCTTTTGCCTCGACGGCTGCCATCCCGATTGTTGGCCCTGGCCTGGCTGCTGGTGCTGCTGCGGCTGCCGCCGCAGCTACCGCGCCAATGGTTGCTGGAGTTTCTTCGGCGGCCTTCGCGGGCATCGCGCACGGCGGCATCGACAACATCCCGAAGGAGAGTACCTGGCTGCTTGATGCTGGTGAGCGGGTGCTCAGTCCGAATCAAAACAGGGACCTGACTGCTTTCCTCAGCAGGGAAGGCGGCGCGAGTGCTGGGGCTGGACAGGCGCCGTCGATCACTATCAACGCTCCGGTCACGGTTAATGCCCAGCCCGGCATGAGCCAAGAGGAAGCTCGAATGCAGGGAGAGGCTGCCGGGCTGGCCTTGCGGGAGGAGGTCCGGAGCGTCATTCGGGAAGAGTTGGGGCAGAACGGTCTGCTTTGGAGGCGATAAGTGGCTGAGACCTTTTCTTACTGTACCCGCCTTGGAGCTACCGGCGAGATTGCCCAGCGCACCTGGCAGAACGACTTCGGGGATGGATACGTTCAGTCCGGCGGAACGGGGATCAACACCAGATCCGAGACCTGGGATGGAATGACGATCATCGGGCGCCTGGAGGCTGGTGATGATCTCCTGGGCGCCCGCGCCTTCCTGGACCGGCACGAGGGGTATAGGTCGTTCCTGTGGACGCCCCCTGGCGGCGTACAGGGTCGATACCGGTGCAATGGATACAAGCTGAGGCCGTTGGGTGGAGGGCTGTACGAACTGAGCTTCACGTTCGTTCAGGTCTTCTACCCGTAACAACCAACCATGAGCGGCTATGCCGCGGGAGTAGGATATGCAGATAGTATTTGAGCTGGGGCGGGATGGAATGGTGCGCATTGTCGGGACGGTTATCTTCGACAATGCGCAAGTTAGCTAGCGAGTAGCTCCGACGCCCTCCTGGATTGCTTTCTCTACATTGCTAAGGTCTCCGCCGAGAGCATCAAGAGCTAGATTGAACGCCTGAGCGTCAGCTGCTGGCTGGCGAGTGTTCTTGAAGAAGTTTACATACTTCTGTAGAGCAGTCTCGTCATGCTCTGGCCGTGAGCGAAGATACAGAGAAAGAGCGCCGATGGCGGCAATTATCCCGGCTTCAGTTGAAGATACTTGTACTTTAGACACATTGACCTCCTAGGTCTTTAACCGCGCCGACATTGGCGCCTCCCGATCCCTGGGCCGGCACGCTCAGGGTCGGGAAACCCTTGCATGAAGGCACGACGCTACTACCCCGGTAGGGCGGTTGCCACTGGCATTTCATCCACGCTGTACAACCTTCCAGCCCGCCTCGCGCGGGCTTTTTCATATCTGGAGAACGCATGGCCTTCAATGCTGATGTGCAGAAGCTTGAGCCGGGGAACCTGATCCGGCTGTTTGAGGTGGATGCGACGCGCCTTGGCGGAAATCTCTGGCGATTCCATGGCCACGCCCAAGAAGGGGAAATCATCTGGCAGGGCAATGTGTACGAGCCGATCCAAATCACCGCAAAAGGCTTTGATATCCGCGGCGATGGTCGACCCGCGTCGCCGACCCTCCAACTGGCAAACGAACTCGCCGGCATACGAGGAGCGATATCGGCCATCTGCCTTCAGTTGCGAGACCTCTGTGGCGCCAGGGTGCGGGTGATCGAGACGTGGAGGCACTATCTGGATGCCGCGAACTTCCCTGATGGCAACCCCGATGCAGCCGACGAGGCTCGGATGGGGATCTGGTTCATCGAGCAGAAGACCGAGGAAACCCGGGAGCAGGTCACCTTCGCGCTCAGCAGCCCTATCGACATGGAGGGGCAGATGCTACCGGCCCAGCAGATCACCAAGCTTTGCCGGTGGGCGTGCCGAGGTCAGTATCGAGGAGAGGCTTGCGCCTATACCGGCGCTGCCCTCTTCACGAAGAAGGATGAGCCTACCGATAACCCGGCTCTCGATCGGTGTGGCGGCCGCTGGAGCAGTTGCAAGCTGCGCGGCAACACCAACCGCTTCGGCGGTTCCTTGGGGGCAAGTTTGATCGTTTCGTCGAGGTAAGCATGCGCATCAGTCAAAAGCTGCAGTGTCAGATCCTGGCGCACGCCGAAACCGTCTACCCGAGCGAGGCGTGTGGCGTATTGCTCAAGACCGATAGCGGCCGAGAATACGCGCCTTGTGGCAACCTGGCGGTCAGTGATCGCGAAAACTTCGTCATGGATCACCGGGACTACGCAGCAGCAGAGGACCGCGGCGAAGTAATTGCCGTCATCCATAGCCATCCTGACAAGGCTCCGATCCCGAGCATGGCCGACCGGGTCAGTTGTGAGCTTCACGGATTGCCGTGGGGAATCATCGGGCTGCCGGGTGGGGAAATGACCTGGTTCAAACCATCAGGTTATCGTGCCCCGTTGCTTGGCCGAGAGTTTTCCCACGGCTTGCTCGACTGTTGGGGCGCCTGCCGGGATTGGTACGAGCGAGAAGCTGGGGTGACGCTGCCGAACTTCGAGCGCAAGGACCTTTGGTGGGAGGTCAAGGACGGATCGAGCCTGTACGAGGACAATTACGAGAGTGCGGGTTTCTATCGCGTTGAAGACCTGCGCCGCGGCGACATGCTGGTGTTTCAGGTGCCCACTCCAGGGAGGCCTTGTTATCACCCGAACCATGCCGCGATCTATCTCGGTGCCGATCCTTGCTTGCGAAGTGAAGAGGCTCCAGCGCTGGGCGGCTCGGGTCCGTTCATCTATCACCACATGGCGGGTCGCGCGGCCACACGCGAAATCTACGGCTGGTCCATGGCCAACAGGGTCCGGCTGATCCTTCGCCACAAGGACTTCCCCCAATGAAGACCGTGCGACTGTATGGCGCGTTGCGCCGTGAATTTGGCCGTGAGTATGTGCTCGATGTATCAGGGCCGCGAGAGGCCGCCATTGCCCTGGCCAGCATGGTAGATGGTTTCGAGAAATTCATGCGAACCGCAGAAGAGCGCGGGATGCGGTTCGCGGTTTTCGTAGGGCGGCGAAATCTTCGCGAAGAGGAGCTTAACCTGGCCGGAGCCGGCGAGTCGGTCATCCGCATCGTGCCAGTCATCCAAGGCAGCAAGAGTTCCGGGATTTTTCAGACGGTCCTGGGGGCGGCGTTGGTCGTTGCGGGCTATTTCACGTTCGGTACCACCTCGGCAATAGGCGTTGCAATGATGGCTGGCGGCGCTGGCCTGGCGCTTGGTGGCGTTGCCCAGATGCTGGCCCCGTCAACTCAGGCTTCCGCCGCGAAGAACGAGGATGGGAATAACCCGAGCTATGGATTCGGTGGCGCCATGACCACTATTGCTCAGGGCAACCCATACCCAGTGCTTTACGGCGAGCGAGAGATCGGCGGCGCCGTCGAGTCGGGCGGGGTTTACACGGAAGACCAGCTCTAGCACGACTGCTGCCAGACCCCGCCTCGGCGGGGTTTCTTGTTTCTGGAGATCGAAAATGTCTGTTGTGACCGAGAAGCGCCATCAGCCTTTGCGTGGAAGCAAGGGGGGCAGTTCCAAGCCGAAGCAGCCGCACATCGCCCAGAACGGCGTCGCATCGCTGTCCACTGCTCGGATCGTGTATCTCCTGAGCTGGGGTCCGATTGTTGGCCCAGTCAATGGACTCAAGTCGATCAAGCTTGACGGTACTCCGATCCAGGCAGAAGACGGCACGCTGAACTATCCCGACGTGAAGTGGCAGTTTCGACCGGGCGAGTTAAATCAGGAGCGACTGGAAGGTGTAGCGGAGTCCAGCAACGAGATTGCGGTGGGCCAGACCTTGCTCAGCACGCAGCCCTACATCTACACCGTCACGAACGCCACGGCGGATGCGGTACGCGTGCGCCTGTCCTGGCCCAACCTGCAGGCGCAGGATTCGTCCGGGAACATCAATGGGGTGCGCATTGAGTACGCGATCGATGTCGCCACGGATGGCGCTCCTTACCAGACCGTACTCAGCACGTTTGTCGACCGGAAGAACGTTACGACTTACTACCGTTCTCATCGGATCAACCTGCCGGCAGGAGGGCACTGGGCGGTTCGCGTGCGGCGGATCACGCCTGAGGCGAACAGCTCTCTGGTCCAGGACACCATGATGCTGACTGCGATAGCTGAAGTTGTCGACAGCAACCAGGAGTTTCCGCTCACCGCCGTTGGCTGCGTGGAGTATGACGCCCAGCAGTTCGGGGGCGACTTTCCGAAGTTCTCTGCGCTCATGCGCGGGCGGATCGTGCGGGTTCCGATGAACTATGACCCTGAGACTCGGACCTATTTTACCGGCGGCCCCGGTACCACGAATGGCGTTTGGGACGGCACCTTCAAGGAGGCTTATTCCAACAATCCGGCCTGGGTCTTCTATGACCTGGTGTTGAACCCCTATTACGGTCTGGGTGAGCGCATCGACCAGAGCATGGTCAACCGTTGGGCCCTCTATCGCATTGCGCAGTACTGCGACCAGTTGGTGCCAGACGGGAAAGGCGGTCAAGAGCCTCGGTTCACTTGCAACCTCTATCTTCAGAAGCAAGAGGAGGCGTATGCCGTTCTTCAGGACCTCGCCGCAATCTTTCATGGGTTGGCGTTCTGGGATGGTAGCCAGATCACTGTCAACGCCGACATGCCTCAGGACCCGGTTTACACCTACTCCACTTCGCAGATTCTGAACGATGGCGTGGTTGCGTATTCGGGGACGCGGACGCGAGACCGCCATTCGCTGGCGATGGTCTCTTGGGACAACCCGGCCAATGCGTTCGAGACAGACAAAGAGCCGGTCTTCGACGAGGATGCGATTATCGAGCTTGGCGGGATCGTCAGGGAGGTATCGGTCGGGGCTCTCGGCTGCACCAGCCAGGGTCAGGCGCAGCGGGCGGGGCAGTGGGCGCTTATGACTGAGCAGTTGCAGACTCGTGGGGCCGTCTGGAAGGTTGGCCTGGATGGATTCATCCCGCGGCCTGGACAGGTGGTGGCTCTGGCAGACCCCATGCTTGCCGGTCGTGCGAATGGCGGCAGGATCTCGGCGGTATCTGGACGAGCAATCACCGTAGACCGAGATGTGGATATCCCGGTCGGCGCGCGGCTGCGAGTCAACCTGCCCAGTGGGCGCTCGGAAGCCAGGGCGATTCAAGGTCATGACGGACGCGTCATAACGGTGGTGGCCGACTTCAGTGAAGAGCCTTCCCCCGAGAGCGGTTGGGCGATCGACTACGACGACCTGGCCCTGATGCAGTTCTACGTCAAGAACGTGACCAGACCAAGTTGGGAGCAATTCCAGCTTGAGGTTATCCAGCACGAGCCCGGCAAGTTTGATGCGATCGATCACGGGGCGATCATCGATTCTCGGCCGATCAGCGTCCTCCCGTCCGGGGTGCAGGATCCACCTGCACGCGTATTGATCTCGCAGCACATCGCGGTCGAGCAAGGCCTGGCGGTCACGATCATGACCATCGCCTGGGACGCGGCACCGGACGCGGTAGCGTACGACGTAGAGTGGCGCTGGGGCTCGCGCGAGTGGGTCAGGGTTCCGCGTACGGGGGAGCTGATGGTGGAAGTACGTGGGGTATACACCGGCCAGTACCTTGCGCGCGTGCGGGCTGTGAACTCCATGAACGTGTCGTCGATCCCAGCGAACTCGGTGTTGACCAACATCACCGGCAAGACCGGTGCGCCGCCGGCGCTGGCGTTCCTGCGTACCACCAGCGGACCGTGGAAGATCGGCCTGGAGTGGGCATTCCCGGCCAGTGGCGCGGCGGACACCGCCTACACCGAGATCCAACAGTCGGTTACCCCGGGCGGCAGCGAACAGAACGCAACTGCCCTGGGCTTGTTCGCATACCCGACCGACACCCACACGCTGACCTCGCTGGCGGCCGGCGCTCGCCTGGCCTTCCGCGGGCGGCTGATCGACCGGACCGGCAACGTCGGCCCCTGGTCGGCCTGGGTCGACGGTATCAGCTCGACGGATGCGAGCGAGTACAACGAACTGATCACCAAGGAGTACGTCGAGTCCGCGCTGGGCGAGCAGTTCTTCGCCGACATCGATCAGATGCAGGTCGATATCAGTGGCCTGCAGGACCAGATCGACAATCTGACCGATGTGCTGGCCTACGACCCGACGAAGACCTACGCGAAGAACGATATCGTGCGGGTCGGCAACCGGCTGTATCAAGCGAAGCAGGCGGTGCCGCTCAACGCCTCTCCGCCGAATGCGACCTACTGGGCCGACATCGGACAGTCGATCGAGACGGCCAACGGCCTGGCCCAGCAGGTGGCCACCAACACTGCGGATATCACCGAGCTCGACGGTAAGGTCGAAGCGGCGGCTTCGAGCCTGGATGTTCTGCAGGCTGCCGCCCGCCGGGAGCCGGCGACCGGAGAGAAGGCCGATGCGCTGAAGGGCTGGGACACCATTGCTCGAGCCGCCACCGAAGTCACCGTGCGGGCGAACGAGGACGAAGCGCAGGCGAAGCGGACGAGCTTGCTTGAAGCGCGGACTGCAACTGCGGAGGGGCGCATTACCACGGTCGAGCAGGTGACCGCGAGCGACAGACAAGCCACTGCCCAGCGCATCGACCAACTTTCAGCGGAGGTGGGTAGCAACAGTGCGGCAATCCAGACGACGTCCCAGGCAGTGGCCTCTCTGGATGGGAACGTTCAGGCGCTCTACAGCGTAAAGCTCCAGGCCCATGCCAATGGGCAGTCGTACGCCGCTGGCTGGCAACTGGGCTTCGACAGCGGCACGAGCGTGACGACCATGGCGTTCCAGGCTGATCGGTTCCTCTGGTTCAACAGTTCCAGCGGGCAGACCGTGGCGCCGGTCTCGATCGTCGGAGGCCAGATGTTCATCAACAACGCGATGATTCAGGACGGTTCGATTACGAACGCGAAGATCGGCAACGTGATTCAGTCGACCGCACTCGGTGCCAACGGCGAGCCGCTGTGGAAGCTTGATAAAGCAGGGAGTTTGACGATGAACAGCGCAACGTCCGGAGGCTTCATGAGGCAGACAGCGGAGGCCGTTAAAGTCTACGACGCGAACCTGGTGTTACGGGTACAGATCGGGAATCTCGACGCATGAGCTATGGCATCCGAATTCGAAACGCAGCCGGAGGGATCGTGATGGACCTCACCGGCCAGTCGGCGCGGACTGTATATCGACAATCGATTGGAGCGATCACAGGAGGAATGGCAGTGAGTATTCCCGGCTTTGATCCCGCTCGTGGTGTAGTTTTCTTAATCTCAAGCGGCTACCCATTTGGAAACGTCCCTTCCTATAGACTATCTGGAAATGTAATTACGTTTTTGCGAGACGGATCTCCAAATGTTACCTATGTCCTACATGCGGTAATGTTCTCATGAGCTACGGTATCCTTGTTCGAGGGAACAATGGGCAAACAATTATCGATGACTCAAACCCCTGCATGCATATTGTTGAAGGTGGGGTGTATGGCGTTCAAGGGGCGGTGGAAATTGTTGTAAACTACTCGGCGCCAATTAACTCGCCCTACGAGCCATATGTATACTTCTGTCCTAATGGGCCTCACCAGATTTATAGATTTCGACATCTGGGAGGGGCTGGGGCTTGGTCTGGATTTGCGTTTTACCAGTCTAGTTTCCAAGATACCGACCCGCCGGTATATGGAGGAAAGTGGAAGGCCGCAGCAGTCATGCTACCCCGTATAGGAGGGTGGGGCATGCATGTATTCGATGCTCAGTCGCGTGTCATGTTCGACAGTAATCGCGAGATTGTGCGGTTTGTTGGAGGGGCGCAGGAGTGGGAGTTATACGCCCATAACCCTAATTGGCCCGGAGGTATGCACATGCAAACATGGGCACTTCCATATCCATATGGGTTGTCCACCTATTTTCTGGTGAGTCATTTTAATCTAAAGCATATCTATACTCTGGAACCCCCTCGTATAGGGTTCCTGTACAATTCCCGGGCCATGATTTTCGTCTCCTCGTTAGTTCCGGATGAGATCGGATTTAAGTTCAACTGGCCACTCATTGTTGTCGCGTAATTTGAAGGAGGCTTAAATGGCATGGTATTCAACCGGCACCGTCGCGGTGACAGAAAATAGCCCGACCGTCACCGGCACCGGAACTCAGTTTTCTTCGAATGTCCGGGTAGGCGACGCCTTTATTGCCCCTGACGGGCGCCTCTACGAAGTGAGCAACGTCGCCAGTTCGACGGTCATGTCGATAAAGCCCAACTACCGGGGCAGCACGGCTAGCGGCCAGCCCTATGCGGTTGCGCCAATCCTGGGTTACGACAAGGAGCTGAGCGATCGATTCAACCTGATAGCGAACCAGTGGGGAGGGACGCTGGCCGGCATTCAGCCGTGGGCAACGGCACCGACGCCGGCCCAGGCGAGGAACTCGCTCGAGTTGCGCAGCGCCGCCCAGGCCGATATCGGTACAACGCTTGGAAACGCCATGCCGGTCGGCGCATTCGGGATTGGTTCTGAGCGTCCTGACCGAGCACCATCGATTCATCGTTATGCGACAAGCGTCGAGATATTCGATTCGACAACTGTTGACTCCGTGGCAACTGGCATTAGCAACGGATCTGTGTTGACGATCGGCTACGACGGATCCGACTTGCGAGGAGCGCAGATGTTTTTCGGCCAGGTGCCGGCATCTACGGTCAAAGGTCGGTGCGGGAAATTCTCGTATGCCCCTATTTTCGAGTTCTACACGACTATAAACACGACGAGAGCAACCGACGGGACGCTTCGTGCTGCATCGCCGGTCGTGCGTATCGCCAACGTTGATGGGAGCTTGAGACCGGACCTCAACGAACTGGACTTCGAGCCTGCGGGGGCTTGGGGTGTAGCCAACGCAGAGGCCCGCGGCGTTACTGTTCAACGGCTCGCCGTTGGCGTCTACAAGGTCTCTGGTAGCCTGGGGCTAGCGAAAGAGGGCTGGCGCGTGATCGACCCTGCGTCTCCCGACGGCGGTCGCCCACTCGGTATCACTGACAGCGAACAGGCTGAGGATGGGACGGTCACCATCCGGCTCTTCAAACAGCGCTGGACACTCAGTGACGACGGCGAAATGGTGCTCGGGAAGGGCGCCCCACTGGATGTCCCGCTCAACAGTTGGATCGATGTCCGATTGTCGATGCCGGCACCTCCCGAGATGCAGCCCGAGACTCTATGACCAGCCCGCACTCTGCGGGCTTTTTTTTGTGCCTGGAGATCAGCATGCCTATCACTGAGCAGCAACTGCTGCAAATCCTCCCGAACGCCGGCCCTCGCGCCGGCGTTTTTGTTGGTGCGCTGAACCGAGGGATGACGCGCTTCGGTATCACGTCGCCTGTGCGAGTCGCCGCGTTTCTGGCCCAGATCGGCCATGAAAGCGGCCAGTTGACCCGCCTGGTGGAGAACCTCAACTACAGCGCGCGCGGCCTGGCTGCTACCTGGCCGATTCGCTACCTCGGCGCCGACGGGCAGCCCAACGCGTTGGCGCAGCGCCTGGCGCGCAATCCTCGGGCCATCGCCAACAACGCCTACGCCTCGCGCAACGGCAATGGCGACGAGGCCTCCGGCGACGGCTGGCGGTACCGCGGGCGCGGGCTGCTACAGATCACCGGCCGGGCGAACTACCGCGCCGCCGGCGCCGGGCTGGGCCAGCCGCTGGAGCAGGAACCAGAGCTGCTCGAGCAGCCGGAGTTCGCTGCGCTGTCGGCGGCCTGGTGGTGGGCCAGTCACGGCTTGAACGACCTGGCCGACCGCGGCGAGTTCGCCGCCATCACTCGGCGCATCAACGGCGGCACGAACGGCCAGGCGGAGCGCCTGGCGCTGTGGGAGCGGGCCAAGGCGGTGCTGTCGTGATCTCGGCCCGCGTGATTTCGATCGCGCTGGCCTGCCTGGTGCTGGTCGGCCTCGGCACCGCCGGCGGTGTCTGGATCGGAGCGCGGCACTACCGGCCGCAGTTGGATGCCGCACGGTCGGATCTGGTCGCCTGCCGTGCCTCCCGGGGAGAGTTGGAGTCCGCAGTGGCGGAGCAGGTCCGGCAGGTTGCCGCGCTCCGCCTGGCCGGCGAGCAGCGCGCCCGGGATGCCGCGCAAGCTGTGGATCGGGGACGACAGCAGGCCGCCGAGCAGTATGCCGGAGCCCAGCGCCTGCTACGTGAACGAACCGCCGGCGAGCAGTGTGCGGCCGCCGAGGCGGTCATTGATCAGGAGTTGGGTCTATGAGGATAGTGCTGATGCTGGTGGTGTTCGCGCTGGCGGGATGCGCCGGCCGGCAGGAAGCCGAGCCGCGCACGGTGCGCGTAGATGTTCCGGTGGCGGTGCCGTGCCGAGTGCCGGCGGTAGAAGTGCCGGCCTGGGCAGCGGCTGGGCTGAAGAAGAGCGACGACCTACAGACCAAGGTCCGTGCGCTGCTGGCCGAGCGGCGGCAGCGGATCGGGTATGAGGCTCAACTGCTGGCTGCCAACGGAGCATGCCAGTAGGAGTAGACTACGGCCTTTTCCTACGGAGCTCGGTGATGCTGGTCATTCGATTCAAGGGCTGGTCGGTGAAACTCGACCACCAGGTGGGCAGCGCTGGGAAACATGGCCTCTGGTCTTTCCACGGCTCGGAGAGCAGCTACGTACCGGACATGCAGACGATTCTCCGGCATGCTGCTATTCGGCCTGCGGAGCCGAAAGAAGGCGGGGAGGTCGAGGTATTCATCTGTGATTCGCGTATGCCGCAGGACGAATGGCGGGCGGTAGGGACCGGCGTCGCGGCTTATGAGTCGGACCGCTAAATGCCGGGCGTGACGGAAACGTGAAGCGCGGAAATGGAAAACGTGAAAAGGAATTTCACGATTGGCACAGTTTAAGTGATTGCGGTCGGCGTAAACTGTTGTAATATAAGCGCTTCTGAGGTGCGAGACAGGATTTAGGTTCCAGCGCCGCAAGGCGTGAGAGTTCGAGTCTCTCCGTCCGCACCACCTTCAGGCTCGGCTTGTCCGGCCGCTGCGGTTGAAGCCGGAACGTCCGGCACGATTCACGATATGGTGGGCGTAGCTCAGTTGGTAGAGCACAGGATTGTGGCTCCTGGTGTCGTGGGTTCGATTCCCATCGTCCACCCCATATTTCGAAGCGCCAGGCCTTGTGCCTGGCGTTTTCGTTTGCGCTTCTCGATCTCTTCTCCGCTTGCCTTTCCGGCACCCAACCCGCCCTCATGGGGCGACGGCAGGTTGAACTTGTTCCGGGTCCGGCGCTCTTAAGCGAGCCCGTCGTTCCTGGCGGGTCCGTATATGCAGTCTGGGTGAAGCGACATGTCGATGAAATGGACCGAGCAGCGCTTGCGCAAGGCTCTCAAGCAGATGGCGAACAATCATGAATCGGCTGCGGTCGAGGTCATGCGCGCCGTCGAGCGGGCGAACGATCCGAAGCTGGCGCAGCGCCTGCTCGAGGTGATCGAGCAGATGCACCAGGATGCCGATGCGCTGCGCTCCATCGACGACGAAATCGCCAGCGGCGTGATCCGTTGCCAATGAGGCCGTAGACGCTCCGCAGTTCAGGACTTCCCGGCGGAAGTCGGCGCATCCGGCCGGTTCGCCAGTTTCGGGCGCAAGGTCGCGCCCTGGGCTGTGTTCCGGCGAACGGTATAAGGTTGGCGGCCGCGGAAGGCGAAGGCGGTGAACAT